CAAGGCTGACTTCCGTCGAACCGATCTGCTCGTAGGCTCGATCGTTCGAGTAGAAGTCAGCCTTGGCGTCCGGAGTCGCGTTCACAGAGACCGCCCCTTCCTGTTCGCGAACGGTCTGATCATGCTCACGGGCGCGCTCGCCGTCCTTGTGCGGCATCGTGCCGTCTTCTGCGCCGCCGGAGGGGTGAGAAGTCTTCCCGCCGATCGTGTCCTCCTCATCCATGGCCCGCTTTTCGCTGGCCGCGATCGAGGCTTCGATCTCCGACAGGAACTGGTCCAGGCTAACAGGCATGTGCTAAAAGCTCCTTCTTGGCAGCCGGCCAAGTCATTGAACGTAATTCTGAAGGATCGCGTTTTCGCAGGTCAACGCGAGATCCTCAGTAGAGCGGGCACGCTCTGCCATCCGAGCCAGAGCAGCCAGCTTGTACAGGGCGTACTGCTCGGCCAGCTTCTCCTCAGCAGTACCCGCCTCAGGCAGATCCTTGACCTTGCGTTTGACAGGGCGAGAGATCTGTCTCAAGGCGGCGCGCATCGCTCGCCGCTGCACAGCATGCGGATCGAGTGAGCACGCCTCCTCTGCATACTTTACGACGCACGGGACCGGCGTAGATACCCTACTCGCCGGAGCTAAAGCGAAATCGGCGATTTTCTCGGCGAGTTCTCCCGAGCGCCATAGCCGGTTATAGATGCCGGGCAAGTAAGCCGCGGCGGTCTTGCCCAGGGCAGGCTGTCCGACCAGCGTGGCAAAGTCCTCGATATGGAGGATCATCTTGTTGTCGGCCAGCCAATTGAGCGAAGCCGCCAACTTCAGAGAGCCGGGCGTCCCCAGCAGCGTCACCGGAAACTTCTCCCGGACTGCGCCGGTGAAGCCGGCATCCTTGGGGGTTGAGATTCGTTCCGCCAGCGGCTCCAGCCGAGCCAGCGCGCAGGCGAGCTTGAGCTGATCCTGCAAGTCCGGCCGATCGTACCAGCCGGCCAGCTTCTCGATGACAGCCGGAGTCGGGCCGACGCCCCACACCTCGGCCAGCTCGGCACCGCTCAGCTCGCCGCTGGACGCTGCCTTCTCGAGGTAGCTGGCCCGGGAGCCGTAGGCGATGCGATCGGCCGGCCGGAAGACGGTGGAGTAGTCGAACCAGGTCGGGTCCGGGTTATCGACCGCCATCACGAAGCCGTCGTCGCACACCTTGCCGAGGTGACGCTTGACGCCACCACGCTTGCACATCCGCTCGTCGCAGTACTCCTGGCGGTTGCGGGCCTTGTTGCCGCAAGCCATGCAGACATCGTGTGCCACCAGGCAGTTGTGCGAGATCAACCCAGCCGCACTGTAGGACTCGTCTTCCTCGACCTCGATGTTGTAAGTCTCGATATCCTCGGCGTGCCCCTCCTCAACCTTCTTGACCCGGTAGGCATAGGTACCGTCGGAGCACGCCTGCATGCAGGCTGGTTTGTCGCGCTCCTTGGGCTCCGAGTCGAAACGGCCGGCCGCCTTTTCGGAGTACGGCACCAGCCGCCAGGCGTCCAGGGCAGCCAGGTTCAGCGTGTACTCGACACCACTATTCGCGTGCCCACTGGTTGCGCAGCTCGAGTGGTCAATACGGTAAAGGCTGGAGGGGACCCCCATCGAGGCCAACAGGTCGCGTCCCTGCAGGAGGAGTTCTAGGCAAGCGCTGGACCAGTGGAAGCCCTTTGCGTCCGCCCAGCCGTTGCCGTCTCCCCAGGCGCCTAGGAACGACCATTTGACGTCGTCCTCCGCATTGAAGATCTCCGGCGGGATACTCTTACCCCGGCAACGACGCCCCATGTACTGCTCAAGGAACCGCGCCAGGTGAGCGGAGTACACGTCGAGCGACAGGCCGATGGGTGAAGTGGGGTGCGGCTTGATCTGAACGGTTACATCGGGCCACAACTCGCCGATGAGGGCAGGTAGGCGACGCGGCAGAGAGTCGTCGACGTTGCAGGCGAACGAGACCGTCGTTGGAGCGACGCTGCCCGCTGCCGTGTAGTAGCCCATGATTGCCGCCAGCTTGGTGCAGGCGATCGCGCCGTAACCCTCGTAGCGGGTCACAGGGCGGTAGAACAGCCGCGACCCTCGTTGTAGATGTTCCGCGCAGACCCATCCCGCCGGTTCCTGCTCGAAAGCTGCCGGGTTCGCGAAGAAGCGACGCGCCTTAGCTTTGACCGCCTCCGTCTGCTGCGATCCTCGAAACAGCTTGGCCCACATGGGGTGGTCGGCCGTGAGCCGAAGCGGTACGGGTAGGCCATTCAGGTGGACAGTCACTGTTCCACCCGTGTACCGACGGCGATTGATGCCTTTGACCTTCCGCCAGCGGCCGCGGTGCGTCCAGACATAGTCGAAGGTATTGACCTCGGCGATGGGCACGTAGCCGCGGTCGCGCGTCAGCACCGGATACAAGGGGTCCAAGAAGCAGGCCATGCTGCCGGGGATGTCCTCACCCTTGGCCAGCTTTTCCAGCTCCTTGTCCGCCACCAGGCCGCCGTGTTCCTCGGCGATCTTCTCGTTACCGTTGAGCAGCTCCAGCAGCTCGATCCGCTTCATGTCCTCGTTGTAAGCGGAGAGCTTGATGATGCCGTAAGACTTGCTGGGGTCTCGGTTTTGGTGATGGCGGTAATGCCGCGCGTACTTGGTGAACGTAGGATGGTTGGACCGGCACCACGACTCGGAGAAAAAATCCCCGTTGCGGTTGCAGCCGTAGTACTCGCCCGCCCCCATCGCGATCGAGTGGACGGGTACCTGACCTTCCTTGAGCTGCAGCTTGTCGATCGCCTCGGCGAACAGACCGCCCGCGCGCTCGATCAGGTCCTGGCGGTCCTTTCCGACCAGGCCGCGAGAGGAGATTTTCACCAGAGTCGACAGGGGCTCACCGTGGGACACCCGGTAGCCCCAGTCGTTGTCCATCTGGCTAACTTTGATCAGGGCCATCCTTGGCCGTCGCTCCTTAGGCCGAAACGGACTCCATGCAGTCCATTAGACGCGATGCCCCAGGCGATGCAGTAGATACGCTCCACCAATACCCAGGCCGCCGCCCAGAAGCAGCCCCAGAATCGCGTTGCGAATCCGCGTCGAACGATCGTTCTTCTCGTCCTCGTCGCCCATGGCGTAGCCGGCACCGGCACCGATACCCGCGCCCACCAGCGGAAGCAGGTAAGGCACGTAGGCCGCCCAGGACGACCCTGGCTGACCGCTAGAGATGGCCAGGGCCTCTGGCGTAGGCCGCGCGTCGCGCTTGGCCAACAGCGCCGGCGAGGACTCCGTAAGCTTCACGTCGACCGATTCGGTCGGCTTGCGCGCGACAACCGGCTCCGGCTTGCGACGGGGCATCGCTGTAGGCGACGGCTTCAGACCTTTCCGCTCGTCGAGGGCCACGCGCTGGGCGTGCTCCCTCCCGAGCTCGTAGGCCAGACGCTGCTCGGTCGAGGGGGTCTCGGTCGGACTCCACGGCGGCGCGACCAGCTCGTCCAGCATGTCGTTGCGCCGGGCGTCGATAGTCTGCTTGGCAATGTCCTGCAAGTTCCTCAGGGGCTCCCTGAGCCTCGCTTCCTGCTTCCACTGCTCGCCCCAACGCTGCAGATCCTCACTGGTCACCCCAGGAGGCAGCTGGTTGATTGGCAGCGACGGAGCGGACGGACGCCCACGCTGTGGCTGCTTGGGCGGTTGGACCTGCAGAAGCGCGTTCCACGGGGACAGCCCGAGCTCCGGGAGCGGAGCGCCGTCTTGGGCTCGCTTGAGAGCACGTTCCGCCGCGATCTTGATTGCAGCGGCAGCGTACTTGAGGGAGGTATCGCGCATGGAGGTCACCAGCGATGGATTAGTACTGCCGATACAGGAATCCCAGGTCCGCGGCGCCCTTCTGCTGCAAGCGTTTGTAGAGATATGCGCCGCCGACTCCCAGACCGCTGCCCAGCAGCAAGCCGATGAGGCTGTTGCGCAGCCGCGTGCCGCCCTTGCCCTCCTTGTCTTCGTCCTTGCCCGACAGGTAGCCGGCACCGCTACCGAGGCTTCCGCCCACCAAGCCGCCCAGCAGCATGAGCGTCTTGGGGTCCAGATTACGCAGGTCAAAGCTCAGCGGGTTCGACCCGCTCGACCCGCTGCGTCCGAGTATGTAATCCACCAACGTCTGAGAGGCGGAGGTAAGGTCCTTGCCGGATGCCGGGGCATCGACCTTGGTCGTCTTCTTCAGGATCGACCGCGGCTCGTGGCTCGGGGCCGGGGAGTCCTGCTGGGGTACGGCCGGAGCAGTCATATCCCGGGGGTCGATGTTCGGAGCAATCATATCCTGGGGGTCGATGCCGGCAGCGCGGTGATTCTCGAGGGCTTGCAGCGCCTCGGCCACACTATTAAACGGCTGCGTCACTTGCGGACGGGAGTTGGGCATTCGGTTACCTCAAACTACAAAAGGCCGGTGGAAGTTCATTTGAACGGGTTGCCGAAGAACTGTTCGTACAGCCACGGCGAAATGAGCGGCCAGGACGCCAGAGCGGCGCCAGTGCCGGCGCGTAGTTTCCCGAACCGAACCGTCGGATCGGCGCTATTGAAGGCCCGGTTCGACCGGTAGCCTTGCCCGAAATAGCGGTCGGCCAGTTCGTGAGCGGCATCGCTCCGCTTCCCAGCCCCCATGGCGCCGAAGAGGCTGAACGGAATGTCCACCGCTTTCGCCCAGGGGTGGTGCGCCGCGTAGCTGGCGGCTCCCAGCGCGGTGCGTACCGGGACGTCGACAAGCGTTGCCGCGGCTCCAGCACCGTACCTGTTGGGGATCTTCGCACGGAGCTTCCGCCAAATATCACTGGCATAGTCCACACCCCGTGCAGTTTCGCCGCCAGCCTGGAACTTCTCGATCTTTTCCAGATGCCGCGCGAGCTCGTCGGCCGGGGTATTGACGGCCGGGCCGGTGAAGAACTCCCGCAACGGCTTGAGCTTGGCCGACAGCCAGTTAGGCGAGCCCTGGTTGCGGGGAGTGAAGAACTCCCGCAATCGCTGCTTCTCGGGCGTGTTCAGCTTGTCCAGCTCGATGTTATAGGCGTCCAGCACTTCGTTATAACGCCGACGCAGCTCTCCGAACGGGTCGTTCGGGGAGACGGCTTGCCGGTTCTCCACCGACCGCATGATGTCGTCGATGTCGATCTGCCCGCTAGTGCTCAGCCGCCGCTTAAGCTCCTCGGCCGCGCCGCCAAACGGAGACTTGGCGATCTCCTGCTCCGCCGCCGATAGCTGCCGTCGGAGATCGCTAACCAGATTCTTCAGCTGGTCAACGTTGCTGAGGGTGCCTGGGGGAGCCGACTTCTTCGTTCGGGAAGCCTGGGCGGTGTTCAACGCGTTGACAGCCTGCGACAGGCGACCCTCGAGATCGGCCAAATTTCGCACCTGCCGCGCGAACTGCTCAAAATCTCCGCGCAGCTTCGACTTGGCCTCTTGCAGCTTGCCAAGCGCGCCAGCCTCTTCGGCCTTCAGTGCATCGAACTGGCCGCGTAGCTCCTGCAGCTTGCTTCGCATCGCCCGCAGGTCTTCCGGGGACAACGTCCCGGAGCGCCTGAGGTGAGCCTCGCCGAACTCCAACACGGGCCAGGCGGCTAAGCCGGCACCGGCATACGGACCCCACGCGTCGAGTTTATCCGCGATCCAGGGGCCCACGCCGCTCGATTGCTCCTGCAGCTTGGCAGCAATCTGCTCGTGTGTCAGACCCTCCGCCTGCTCGCGGCTCAGCCAGAACCGTCCGGCTTTACCGGAGTTGGCGGCGTCCCGGATCTGCTGCGCCACTTCGACCGGAATCCGTTCCTCGATCCGCACCGGTTGTCGCTTACCGGTCTTGGGATCGGTGTACAGGAACCAGCCGCCGACCAGTTCGGCAGGAGCCGCCTGTCGGCCCTGTTCATCGACGCCATTTGATTGCAGACCGCCGCCGAAGAAGTGGCCGCCGGCTGCGCCCAGACCGGCGCCAGTCAGCGCACCCAGCAGCGCGCTGCGGAACGGCCGGCGTCGCTCCTTGGGCTGAGCAAAGCTGGTAGCCAGGCCCAGCGCGCCGCCACCCGCTGCACCGGCGAGCCCCCAGCGCACGCGAGGATCCTCGAAAAACCGCTTCACCGCTTCCCAGCGCTGGTCCCCCAGCTTACTAGCGGCGTACCGCTGGAGGTCACTGAGCCTTTCGGAAGCCCACTGCTTCAGGTCTGCCTGCTTCAGCTGAGCCGCAGGCAAAGCGCAGACCTGCAGCAGCGACGCCTCTTTGGCCAGGAGGCCGGCGACCTGCTCAGGGGATTGGGAAACGAACTGCGTCCAGAACTCGTCGGTCGGGTTAGCTGGAACTAGCACGCGGGCCTCCACCAATCGTCTGTTGCGTACCCTGCAGCACGTTGGCGTGGAGTGCTCTCGCGCGCTGCTCGGCGTCCAGAAGCTCCTTGACTTCGAACGGTTCAAGAGCCCCCTGCAGCCTCCGGCGCAGGAACGGCCGGATAGCCCCGGGCTGCGAAGCGATCTCGGGGGCCAAGTCCGCCAGCTCGTTGTAGGCAGCCTCTAACTCCTCGGGCGACGCACCCTTGAGCACCTCGTCTGTGGTCAACAACTCCGCAAGCGCCGCCTGCATGCGAATCTTGCGCAGCTCGTTCTCGTGCTGCGGGCTGAACACCTCCGAGACGTCAGGCTTTCCCTCGGGCATCAGCCCTTCGGTCGTCGCCTTGACGTTGAATAAGTCCTTGAGACCGCTGCCGGCCAGTACGCCGGTGAGAAAGTTGGCCTGCTTGGAGCGGGACGGCAGCAATGTGTCGCAGTCCTTCCAGCGTGTCTCTATACCCAGCTTGGCCCGATTGGACGCGACAAACGCCTCGAACTCCGCCAGGGCGGCGTCGAAGGCCCGCTTGGCTCGAATCTTTTCCTCGGCCAGCTTCAGGCACTCGCGCAGTAGCGTATACGGCGGCCGTGTGTGATCCACCGGCGGACGGCTGGTGTAGCGGTCCTCGGCCTGCTTGTCCCGGATACGAAATACCCGGTGGACGTGGGTCAGCAGGGAGACGGCGGGCCGGCCGTAATAAGCCGCAGCCACTTTCTGCATTTCCGAAAATGCAATCCGCCGCGATGGGTCGCGCGAGAAGTAGTCGCCCAGTCGGTCAATGGCTGCGTGCATCCTCGTGGTCGCGATCCCTAGCTCATGGCGCGCGTGCGTAGCGCGGTCGCGCAGCGCCGCGAGCTTGCGGAACGCGCGCTCCGCTTCGGCGTCACGCAACCAGGCCTGCTGGGTCGCGCTGTACTGTCGCTCGCGCGGCTTTTCATTCAAGAGGCTGGGGATGTCCGCGGAGGCCAGCTTGCGGTGGATCAGTTCATCCACCCAGTCGGGAGGACGGTCGTACTCTGGCGAGATCTCCGCGGACTTCTGGTTGTCGTCGTGGTCGGGATACAGCGCTCGCAGCGCCTCGCGGGCGTCGGCCAGGGGAAAGGAGGCCGTCTTAGCGAGAATGGTGTCGCTCAGCTTCCGCTGAGCCTCCTGCCGGCCGTTGTTGTAGGCGTGGCACATGAGCGTGACAAAGTGAGGAGGAAAGTTCTCCTCTGCTGCCACTTTCACCACGGCGTCGGTGGGGTGAAGTCCGTCGTTATCGACACGGTCCACCACGCGGTCCAGCGCGCTGAGGATCCGTTGCTCAGACTGCGGGCTTAGAGTCTTCAAGGCAGAAACCGTGGGGCGGGGCGAAAAAGACCTACCTAGAATCTAAAGAAAAAAGGCGAGCGTCCCCTAGAGCAGCCACAGGACTGCTCCAGGGGGACCACTCGCCCGCTACTGGCCGCCTGGCAATGGCTGTCAATCAAGTACGTCCAATCGTCCTGCGAGGGGCCAGCGTCAACCGCGGCACCGTAGACGGCAGCGGCGGAGGCTGCTGCCCGGACTCTACCAAGACCCAGTAGAAGTACTGAACTAGCGAGTCCGGAGACACGGGTTCGGGACGACGGTACCCTATCCCGTGCTCCACCTCGTCCCAGTTTCGGGCGACGGCTGCTCGCAACCGGCACCAGTCCAGAGACGACTGCGGACGGAAGTACAGCTCTCCGTAGCGCACACTGGGCAAGGCCACGTGAGCCCAGGCTCCGAGAGGCTCAGCCGCCCACACCGGGTTGGGAGCCTCCCGCATTGTCAGCTGCATCACGATCGACTCGTCCGCCGAGAACACTCTCGGCGTACCGGTCGGAACCCCGTGCCAAACCTCCATAGCGAGGTTGTTTGCCCACACGATTGCCGGGGCGTGCGTCGCGTGGATCAAACCGTTGTTGTACAGCAGCTGGACGGGCCGACGGACGACAACGACCCGCTGCGCGTACAGCAGGCATCCGCCTGCGTGCCGTATCAGCTTGGACAGCGCCGCCAGCACTTTGAGCGTGCGACGCTCCAGACGCGCACCTAGCCTGACGGCCAGCTGCAACCGGCAGATGGACTGCCAGGAAATGCGCTGCAGGTCATCCGGTATCGATGGCGCCGACACCAGCCGCAGCTCGTCAGTCTTGCTGCCCCGTCTGCCAGGCAAAGTGCCTGACTGGACCAGGCCGGGGAAGGAATCCAACCAAGTCACCTGGGGAAGCTGCCGCCCCAGCTGGGTGTAGAGTACCCTCACGGCAGCTTCGATCTTTCGTCGTCGGTGTCGTTCCTTGTCCTCGGTTCGTGGTTGGGATAGCGCTCGCTCCCAACGACTCCGGTGCCGCTGGACGATCTCCGTCCAGTTGGCAGGGAGACTGAGCGTAACGTGCACAGCACCTCTCCCGTGGCTAACTGCTCAGGTCGTACCTGAGCGGTATCAGGTCTCCAAAGCTTCCGAGACACAACTTCAGCGTTCAAGCGGCGTCCGGCCGCAGGCCCCACCAGGCGTCCCAGTCGAACACCCACATCAGTCTGACCCCTCTTCTTTGCTGCCCTCGAACGTGGCCGGGATGCTGGCCAGGCGCTCGAGGCACCCTTCGAGACCGTCCACAGAACCACCGCTCGCCAAACGCAGCATTTCGCCGGCCCGCGGCTCCACGCTCTCCGACAGTTGACGGAGTTGCCGGTGGTCCCTGTCCGGATCGCCCAAAACGTCTTGCACCACCTCCAGCGCCGCAGCCACGTTCTGACTGAGCGGATTGCGGCGTGCATCGGAATCGTCGTCTTCCCGCTGCGACTGGATGAGCGCCACGTGCGCCTGCAGCAGCGGGATGGCGTTGTAACGGTTGACCTGCATCAGCGAACTGGTCAGCATCGACTTCCGCTTGAGCGAGCGGATGAAGTTGATGTCCAGCCACTCGTCCAGGCCGCCCACGCGCTCCAGGTCAGCACGCGAGGCTCGGCTGTATTCCTCCAGCAGCGCGTCGAGTACCTCAGGACCGCCGAAGTACCCGATGCCTCGCAGTGCCGCCACACGGTTGGACCAATCAGCGTCTGAGGCGTTCTCCTGACCGGCCCAGATCACGCTTTTGAGAATGTAGTCTGGAGCGGACAGGCGATCGCGCACGTTCCACCAGATCGCCTCGTAGCAGCGCACGGCCTCAGCGGTCCAACCCATCTTGGCCGCGATCGTCTCGTCGTCCTGGCCCGCCAGGATTCGTGCTTCCAGCAGCGCCAGGTCCGTGGAGTTAGCCCGCTTGGAGAAATCCAGCGCGAGCCAGATCCCGGGAAACTCGTCGTACAGACGATGTCGGTGTTTCGGATTCCTGTACCGCAGAAAGAAGGTACGTGCCTTCCGCACCCACTCGTCATCGTGCTTCGTGCAGCGTCCAGGGTAGGGTTCCTTGCTGACCATTTCCTGCACGCGGATCAACCGCCAGTCGGGCGGCCGCAATGGGTTAAAGCGCTGATGGATTAGCGTGGGGGCGGGGAGGGAGTCGAGAAACGACGCAGTCATGCCTCCCATCATCCCCCACGCCTCTCCTATCAGACAAGCGCGCCTCAGGGGGCGGCGCGGTTAACGTCGGATCGGGACGCCGTCAGCCCGAAGGGCGATGTACCAGGACTCCCACTGGCCCCTGATACCTGGCGGACCTTCAACAGATGCCCCTCAGCAAGTCGCGCCCCCAGTCAGGTCCGAGGGAAGACTCCTCGGCGCCAGGAGGACGCAGCTGAGCCAGCGCGTCGTGTAGCGAGGCCACTTCCTCGCACTCCGCTGCTGGCGGGGCGGGCAGTTCGCCGCCATCGTCTTCCCACAGGAACTCCGCCGTCTCCAGGCAACGCTGTTCGTGCTCCTGCATGGCAACTTCCTCCTCGCTAAAGAAAAGCCGGCCGCCCCGAAGGACGGCCGGCCGTGTGGAAACGTACAGACGCGTGTGCGGCAGATCAGCAGGCGACGACGCCTAGTCGATAACCCGCTGGATCTCGTTGCGGTAAACCCGCTGGAAGATGGAGACGTACATGCCCGGGCCGAGCACGCGGTCGCCGTGCTCGGGGTGGGTCAGCGTGGTCTTGCGGTCCAGGGTGAAGGCCGGGCCGAAGTAGACCGGCTCCTGCACCTGGATGCCCGCCCTCTTGAGCAGGTTGATCACCTCGCGGGGCTGCTCGATGTCGTAGCTGACGACGCCCTCGGGGCTCGACAGAATGTGCCGCGAGCCCTGGGTGTCGCCGTCGGCCAGCTGGAGACGGACGCGTTCCAGCCGCTTGAAAACCTTCTCGTCGACGTTCGTGCCGTCTCCAATGAAGACGACGTACAGGTCCCCCTGACGGAGGCTGTCACCGACCGACATCAGGCCGACTTCGCGGACCTGAGCGACCTCCTGGGTCTTGGTGGCCGATTCGCGCACCAGCTCATAGGCCTCAACGGCGGTGATCACTTGGGTCGACACTCCTTGTTCCTCCTACAAAACGCGCGGCGGGTAGTCGATGCGGGCCCGCCGCTTTCCCGCTTGTCCTCAGGGGTTTCACTCAGCGTGCGCGCCAGCACGATGGGTAGCGCCAAAATGGCGACCCATTGAGGCGGAAGCGGCCCAACATTGAGGGATTGAGTGGCCTGACGTGCACCCGTACAGTCGGCCAAATCATGACTCAGATGGGCGACATCCGCGCTCATCTTTGACCTGTTAGGAATCTGCCTGATGCGCATCGCTGGTCTCCTCGTATCACAACCACCGGCCCCGGCGCAAGCACGCCGGGGCACGGGGAGTAGTGCTTAGCTAGCGTCGATCGTGCGAGCCGATAGCCCCGAGCTCAGCCAGAGCTGGGCGGCCTCGCAGGTGTTGATGCTATTGTCGACTTCCATGCTGTAGACGCGTCCGGTGCTCGGGCAGACGCCCACCAGCACCGTGAAATCGTCCGTCTTCATGAGCACTTCCTGGGTCCGCTCGATCGGGTTTTCCCGTTGATCGACGACCTTCGCGTCGGTGTCCTTCAGGAACCGATCCCAGCCGTACCGCTCGATGCGGATACGCTGGACCTCGGCCTGACTTTCGCTGCGGATCTGCTCGATCGTCTGCGTCTCAGGATGCATGACGATCTGCTCGTCCACGACGACACCGTGGATCACGTACAGCTTCAAGCCGTCAACGTAGGCGACGGCCGGGCCGTCGTCGCAGTGGAGTCGCCGATCGGCGACCTCCACCCCTTCCCAGTGCATCGCGATGGGACGCTCGGCACAGAAGCAGACGGTGGTGTAAGGCCACCACCAGCCGCCGAAGCACTGGTCGTACCACCACTCCAGTTGTTCCCGCTGCTCCGCGGTGAACTGGACCTGAGGCAGCGTAGCGCAGAAGCGATAGAACCCGACCCAGTAGATTTCCTGGGCACCGCGGAACGCCGAGAAAGAGGCCGGCGATCGACGATCTTGGGGGATCAGCTTGCGGCAGAGCCCCCAGGCCGCCCGCGTGCGGTACTCGGCGTACTCCGGACGGTAGTCCTTCTTGCCCGGATCCTCTGGCAGGTCGATCAGCTTGTCGAGCTGCAGGGTAACGAGCTGCTTGTGCAGCTCTTCGATGCGCTTGCGGGTGGCCTTCGTGGTAGCCCCCTTCAACGGCTGGGAGTCCATCATCTCCCAGAGGTCCAGCAGCTTGTCAGCGGCCGCCCACCCTTCGTGTCTCTTGGGGTCGGTCTCGTCCGGACGCTCGGTGAACTCACGGAGCAGCAGCTGCAGCAGCGTCGCGTCGAGTGGACTGCTGGTCCACACAAATTCCGGGACTTCGTGGCCCAACTTCTTGTACATGTTGGTAATGCCACGCTCCACTCGTGGGCGATCGGCGGGTCCACAAGCGGCACCCTGTTGGAAGAGCTTCTCCCGCTCTTCCAGCATGGCTTTCTCCTGTTCCGGAGTCAGCTGGTCGTCTGCCATATGCGGCAACTCCTAGCTAAAGGGTTAGACCAGTCCCCGAGCCTCGTCAAAGCGGGGACACTATCTCGTAGCGGCAAGCCCTCCGTTCCGGGTGGAACAGTGGACTTGCCAATGTCGGGCCCTCCGGCCTCACGTACGCGCCGGTGCTAATCCGGCACCAAGGATTATGCCCCAGTATCGACGCCAATTTAGCTGGGGCGCCTACAGGGGAGAGCAGTATAGAGATCGCGAGCGGTATGGGAAGTGCCTACTCGCGCTTCCCCAGGAGATATGCGGCCGCAGCAAGCGCGACCTTCTTTCGGAAGGACGCAGCCTTGAACTGGCCATTGGGGAGAACGATCCAGATAGGGCGCTGGAACTGAGGCCGCCGAAAGCCGAATGGCGGCCGCACCAGCGGCGCTTGGCCTCGTGGATCCCACGCCGGCGGTTCATCAAACGGCTCCCAGTCAGGAGCCTCTTCCTCCGGCGCTTGCGGAACCCGCTGAGCTACCGCACCAGCCTGTGCTAGAGTCGCGGGGGACGCCGGCGACGGCGTAGACGACGGGATGGTCGAAGGGGGCTGGACGTCGGTGTACGGCCAGTACTTGCCGCGCTCTGCGGCCGCAGCGACGGCGGCAGAGGCTCTCCCCATGCGCCGGGCGATCTGCTGCACGCGCTGCTTGTCGTACGCCTTCTGCTGCGCGTCCAGCTGACGCGTCACCGGGCTGTCGATCACCTCGTGCATGACCGCCCGGTGAGGATTCGCCTGCACCCAGGACGCGGTGTCGTTCAGCACCTGCCGGGGCGTCGGCCGCTGCGCCGACGCCGCTGACATGGGGCCTGCCACGGGCCCCGTCGGGCCCAACGGGCGTTTCAAAGCACTGCGATGTGACCACTGACCAGGTCCTTGCTGCGGCACCTGCGCCGACGGGGTGGATTGAGCCACCGCCGTCGGAGCCGGCGCCTTAGGCAGCAGGTCAGGGCGTTGAGCCTTTACGGTCTCGTACACACCGGGCACGGCGCTGGGGCCGTGCGGGCGGTAGAGCTGCGGGTTGTTCGCCAGGTACTGGGCCCGCTGGGCGTTGAGAGCACCCATCGGGCTGGTCGGAGCCGGCGAGGCCTGCAGGTTCCCCAACTCACGCATCCGGCGCTGCGCGTTGTTGAGGTAGTTCTGGTACTTCTGCCGCTCCTGCGGCGTCCGTGCCTGAGCGAGCTGTTGCTGCAAGCGCGGGAGCTGCCCCTGGATGTAGTCGATCTGGTGCTGATAACGCCCAGGCTGACCGGGCGACCCGGGAGTCGGTTGTGCACCGACCCAGGGAGCCTTGACGGGAGACGCTGCAGACTTAATCGCTTGGGCGGCAGCCAACTTGATCGCCAGGGCAGCGATCTTCAACGTACCGGGTCGCATCCGTGCCACGAGCCAAAAAGAGAGAGGGGGAGTCGATACCCATAGGATACGGGACCGACTCCCCCTACCGGAACAGAGAGGGCGGTTGCGGAGGGTTAGGGCCGCTGCGCGGGGCTGCAGCCCAGGGTCGTGAAGAAGTCCTCCGCGGGGACCAGCAACGGGTCAATGCCGGTCGCGTGGAGTAGAGCTTGTCGAAGCTGTGCCATCTCCGGACGCAGCTGCGACTCACCGCCCTCCTCTGGGGCCTGGAACATTCCGCCCTGCTCGCGCAGCAGGTAGAACGCCCGAGCGGACGCGCAGCACAACTCCACTGCCTGGTTGTGCAGGCTCAGGATCGCCGGGGCGGATGCCGCCGCTATCAGCCGCAACGCCGACAGCAGGGACTTGGGCGAAGCCGCTTCCTCCTCCTGACCAGTCGTTTCGTTCTCGGCAGGCCTCACCTCGGGCAACTTCAGGATCCATCCCTTGTTCTCCGGGTAACGAGCCTGCGGGATCTCGTTCGGGTCGATCGTCACCACCAGGTCGGGCGACAGGTTCGAGTTCACCAGGTGCAGCTTGCCGTCAGCCGTGAAGGCGAAGACGGCGTGCGGAGCGCGCGGCTTGGGCTCGATCACCATGATCCCGACACCGTGCTCGACGATCTGGTCGTTGTAGGCCTCCTCGAACTCGAGGCCCGTCATCGCCAGCGTCTCGTTGAGCGCCTGCTGCGTGCGGCGCTCGGCCAGCTGGATCATCGCGTCGTAGTCCGGGGGAGCGATCCCCAGGTAGTGACAGGCGTTGATCGCCGCGATCACCAGGCAGTCGTTGTTGCTGCGCTGGGGTTCGAAGCGGACTCCGTCGTACTGCACCGGCTGCAGCGACGGGCACACGGCTGTGGACATTTCCAACACAGGGTTCTCCTTCCGAATCTAGCGTTCCCCTCGGTCACGTTCCCGAGAACGAATCCGTTGGATGTCGTCCTCGAGGTTGCGGCCCGACGGATAGCACAGGAGGTACTCATCCTGACCGTCGGGGATAATCGCAAACGGTGCGTTGAGCTGCATCAAACGAAATGCAGCAGCGAAAGCCTGAGACGTGCTGAACAACACTTCATAGGTGTCGAGCTCGCCCAGCTGCTCAGGCATCTTTTGTGACTTCGCCATGGCATACTCCCTGCCGGCGTTGCGTTGTGGTTAACGCGGCTTGGGGCGTTTGCCGATGGCCCTCGGCCGCAGCTGTTTGATCGACTCGCCGCTGCGCCACTTGTTCCAGGCGTGGATGCAAGCGGCATACAAGTCCTCGGCAAGGATCGACTCCTTGGAGCCGTCGCTGCGCTTGCGCGAATCGCGGAGCATCGAGTTCTGGATCAGCGTTCGCAGGACGTATCGCGGATCCGTGCGGGACGGCAGCCCCACGCCATCCAGCACTGGCGTCCAGAACTCGGCCGCCTTGACCGGGGCCTTGTCAAACGTAGCGCACATCGCCGCCAGCAGCGGCTGATTGCGCGGGCGGTGCTCGCGAGGGAGCTCCGCGAGGTAATCGCCCACCTTCTTGAACGTGCCCAGGTGGTGCTTCAGCGCGAGAGCCGCCGTCTGCTCCGGCTGATAGTGGTCGCGCTCGTCCCGCCCTGGGATCTGCCAGAATCGGATCGCCAGGGCGATCTTCTCCACGAGCTCAGGCGGGATGTCCGCCAGCTCGGGAGTGTCGCAGAGCAGAACCCGCAAGCGATGTCCGACAGACCGCGTGCGGCCCACGTCGAACTTGCTGTACAGCAGCTTGAGCTGCTTCAGGTCGTCGACCCGGTAGACCACCTCGCGCACTTGGTACGAGGGATCTCCGGTGGACAGGAAGATCGCCCAGCAGGTGTGCTGGCCGTTGATCTTGTAGCGCGTGTCGTCCAGCCAGGCTGAGGCCAACAGCACACTCTGGGGAACGAAGCTGCCGCGGGCCATTTCGTCCCGCAAGCGCTGCACCCAGTCTTCGCTGGGTTTCCGCTCGCCATCGAACTCGGGCAGGCTGAGATACTCCTCGGCCTTGGCCTTGTCGAGCGTAACCAACTGGTCGGACACCACTTTGAAATCGGCACGTGCCGTTCCTGGCACTCGGCGGATCTTCCGGGAAATACGCAACTCCCGGCCACCTACGGTCCTCCGGATGGTCCCCTTGGGGGACGCTGACGGTGGGGTCAGCAAAGTAAGGGTCACGGTGGTACCCTCCTGGAAAGTGGCAGCCTGCAACAGGCCGCGTCGGAAGAGATGCGCCCGAAACGCGGATCGCGCCTCGTGGCGCGGAGACAACAAACAACGTCGGCTGTATTCACAGCTCGGCGAGGAACTGCAGATCCGGATCGTTGATCACGGTCTTGTTCTTCGCCGCGGGTCGAGGAAAGCCATTTCGCTGGACGGACTCCAGGAATTTCCGAGCCGCTTCTTCGGCCTCGTCAGCCCCCCAGGAGCCAATCTCCACAACCTGCGTAGTCTTGCGGCCCAGCGGGATTCCGCTTTTCGTGAGGTGCGCCTCATGAGTCGCATAGCTCACGTGGTACTGGACACTCCTCCCTTTTCCTACTGCGCTGATGCAGGTCCCTTCTTCGTCGAAGACCTGCTTGAAGTAGTCCACCCGGCCGCTTGGCAGGGTGGTCGGATACACGTCGGCCAGAGCCTCCAGCACAGCCTTTACAGTCGGCTGTACAGTCCGGCCGTAGCTGTCCGCGAGGCGCGGCAGCCGACTTCGTTTCTTGCCCACATGCGCGTGACCTCCGTAAGTCGATGACTCGATAAAACGGGCAGACCTTCTACCCATCGCCTAAGGAAACGTCAAGCTACCGGCCAGGAGAAAGGCCTGTGCTAAAGCAAGATCCCGGCCCCTGCCCTGAGCAAGGCTCAGGAGCAGAGGCGGGATCGAACCCGGGTAGCCCAGCCGAAGCCAGGCTACCCGGACCGAGGGAGATTACTTGGCCGGGGTGGGCTCAGTTTTCTGGGCCACCGGTTTGGTGGTCTCTTTCTTCTCCGGCTCGGCCTCCGGCTTGCAGCTCTTGGTGACCTCCACCGTGAGCTCGCCGTCGCTGTAGGTCACGGTGGCCCCGCAGGGGGCCCGCTCGACCAACTTGTCGAGAGCCCCAAGATGGCTGCTCTCACTGCAACCCACAAAGCCGACAACGACGAACATAACGACGGCAACGATCGTGTGCTTCTTCATCTTTTTCTCCCTCGAGAGAACGAAAAAAGCCAGCAGACGCAACGCGCGCCTGCTGGCTAACTGGGGGTACACTTCCTATGTCACAAAAACGGCCAAAATTTAGCTGCCGGTTTTAGCCTCCCAGCACCAGGGGAGCGACGTCCAAGAGGGGCGACTCGTCCTCGTCGAACAGCCGCAGACCTTCCTGGTCCTCGCGCTTCCGCTTGCGCTTCCGCTCTTTGCTCAGACGCTCGTGAACCTGGGGAGCGGTCAGGCCCCCGGCCGCCAGACCGACCAGCGCACCGGGCAACCCGCCCACCAGGCCGCCCACTCCCGTCAGCCCGGCCGCGTACGCGCCGGAGCCGACCAGCGGCACCCAGTCGCGACGCTCGTTCAGCTCCTGCTCGGCCCGCTCAGCGGCCAGCTTCAGCGCAGCCCAGGTTACCCGATCGCGAAACGTCATTCTACGGCCGACGTGGAGCGCAGCGTCACGGCGAAGGTCTTATCACCCGTTCCCTCGGGAGCCAACCGCAGGTAGATCCGATAGATCGGGGTGGGGTGGTCCGTGGGATCGCGGTTGATGTACAGCACCGCCGGGTCGAACTGGTGGTACAGCTGGCCGGCCACACCCTGCAAGGTTTCGGTCACCTTGTATAGTTCCCAGGGAAGCCCATCCTCGGTGTCCGGGTCGCTGTCGGAATCGCTGCCGCCGCCCGGGCACAACCCGTCCCGGCTGAGCAGGTCGACGTCAAAACCCACCGGGGTGCCGTCCGTCTGGGTAACGATAATCTGCTCGAGGTAGCACCGCGTGGGATAATTGATCGCAAAGCAGGCGACCGAACCGCCCTCGACGGTCAGCCCGGTCACGGTTTTCTCGTAAGGTCGCATGGGTTACATCTCGGCGGCGGAGTCAAGCTGCGGGCCAAGCAACGGCGTCATGCCGCCTTCCAGATCCCGCTCCTTCATGTACAGCACGACCTTGCCGAGCACCTCGAAGGCGTTCCGCACCGAGTCCTCCAGCTCCGGCAGGTCTTCTTTCCCGTACCTGTCTTCGAAGTGTTCCTGGTAGCGGTAGATCAGGAACAGCGCCCGAGCCAGCTTGTCCAGGGCCTTCATCCAGGCGCCCATGAACCGCTCGATGTGGCGCGACGGCTCCATTGTCTGCGACAGCCGCGAGAGGCTAACCGTGTCGAACAGCTCCCGTTGGCCGGTAGCGGCCGCTTGCTGGATTGCGGCCCGGACCTGGTCCTGGGGAGCCGCACCATCGTAGACCGGCGGCTCTCCGACCGGCAGCAGCGCGTCGATCGGCTGGTTGTACTCCAGGGGCATCTCGGTCGGCACCGGCAACTGCCCCATCGGGCCGCCCATCGCCTGCTCGATCGGCATCGGCGCCAGCGAAGCGTCAGACGTCAGGAACGGCTGGGCGTACTTGACCAGGTACCGCACGTGGCCACGGGTAGCCGCCTCCTTGAGCATCTGTCGAGCGGCGGACTCGCGGAAGCCGTGATCGGCTACCAGGCTGACCAGGGCTGCCTGCTTGCTCAGCCGCACCGGACGCCCTTCGTCGCGACGGATGTAGTATTCGTTGGATGCCGGCAGAGCGGTGATCTTCAGGCTGGCAGACTTGAGCACCAGCTCCCGGTGCAGCTCGCTCAGCGACATCGGCACCAGCGGCGGCTCCTGCGAGGAGGAGCCCTCCGGCGCGGGGCCGCAGCAGCAGTCGTCCTCCTCGTCTTTGCCTGGTTGCTGCAGCGTCAGCACCTTGCAGGTATCGGGCACGAACAGCTCGCCATCGAGCGCCCGCAGCTTGCTGCCCTTGCGTGGGTTGATCCGCAGCACCGCGTCCCACGGGCTGTAGGAGGTATCGCCGAAACCTGCGATGCCGCAGCCGCCGACCCGATCCCGCGGCGGGATGTTGCGGTGGGCGTACCGGCTGTCGGGATCCTCGAAAAACCGCACGCGGTAGCGCCCCTCGGCCAGCACCTCGCGCACCTGGAACGGTACCGAGCACTCGCCGCAGGGGCCGATAATCACGTAGGTGCCGTTCTTCCGCAGGCTGTCGACGCCGCTTTGGTTGTCCAGCCAGTCACGCAGTTCGCCTCCGGCCCGCGGCTTCACCAGCACGTCGGTCGCATGCAGGTTGATCCAGCCCCGGCCCTCGCTGCCTCCTTCCGGCCGGCAGACGACGACCATGTCCTTCCGCCCCCCGTTGGAGTAGGGAGCGTACAGCACCAGCAGCCGCTTCATCTCGCCGGGCTGCACCAGCACGTCGTAGATGCCGGTTTCGTCCGGGTGCGTCAGGGTTTCGGGATTTTCGATGCGGTAGGCGCGGCTGACCTCGCTGTCGACGCGCTGGTCGTCGATGTAGCTGCCGTCCTGCTGGACCTTCGCTTTGCCCTCGTCATCCAGCAGCGCCGCATCTTTCCGCGTGTAGACCTTGACCTTGAACCGGGGATCCAGCTGATCCGGCAACAGGTGGTCGCCCTGGCGCCGCAGCTGCAGCGGGGTATCCAAGAGATGGCCGGCTTTCTGCTGCAACACCAGCTCGCGAACGCGGCGGCCGGTCCGGGCCAGGAAGTCCTTGCCGTAGAACTTGTCGAGCGCTTCCTTGAAGACCGGGTCGGTGTAGTACCAGTCCTTGGCCGCCTTCCAGAGTCGCGGACTGCGGGAGATCTCCCCCTCGAAGTCGACGCGGAAGCCCGCAAACTTGGCCATCAACTGGTTGGGGCGAGCGTGCAGCACCTCGTAGAGCCCGGCGCTGTACGGCTCGGCCACGCCAGCGGTGGAGATGTCGTAGGCGTACTTGCCCGAGAGCGGCAGAGCCTGCAGGAACTCGATGTTGGGTTGTCGCACCCCCATCTGCTGGAGCGATTCGACAGTCCCTTCTCCCAGGCGATCGCTCTGCTTGCTGACCAGGTGGTTCACCCAGTTCTCGTCCAAAGGCACGAAAACGTCCTGCTTGGGCAGGTACAGCATTTCGTGACCTTTGAGGCGGCCGCCCAGAAAGAACACGGGAACCTGCAGCCACAGGTCACCGATTTTGAAAGCGAAGACTCCGACCGCCTTGGAGTTATCGTCGTCACGATCGACGATCTGGAACCCCTTGATGTGGTCCACCAATTGGGGAGCGCGGTCCTTGATGTAACCGAAGGCGATGCTGGCGAACGCCTGCTCGAACGGTTTTTCGGGCTCACCACCCAAGGTGGCTCGCTTGACTCGAGGCAGACGTTCGACCAGCTGGGCCAGACTCTTACGAAGTGGCGAACGAGACGTCAGCGTGGGCATCAGTAGTCCCGGATGACAGATGGGGAGCTCTGCCATCCATTATGGAAACGCCCTCTGGCGCTACCTAGAGCGAGTGGAGGCGACGCGCCAGCTCCACGCAATTCCGCATCCTGTCGGTAATCTTCTGCCGAGCGTCCGGCGGTAGATCCGGGTAGACGCGAGAGAGCTCCCGGTGAACCATGCCCGCGAACCGGTCGGTCGTATCCAGCCCCAGCTCCGCCCCGAGCAGCGCCAGCTCCACGCAGCCCGACCAGTACATGCTCAGGCGCTCTCCCGGGCTCATCGGCCCCGGGGAGACCACAACCACGGAAACTACTTGCACAAAGCCCTCCCTTAAAAGAGCGGGGCCGCCGGGAAACCCGACGACCCCGCATTTCCAGAAATGCAACGTCTGCGGACTACAGCCCGCTCCAACGTTTGAGAATCACTGGGACCGGCTCGCACCGCGGCGACAGCTGCAGCGGCCGCTTATGCATTGGCGGCGGCTGCTGCTGCAACTTCCGCAGACGCTGCTCCCGCAGCTCCTGCTTGGCCTGCTCGATCTCGAGCCTCGTAGGTACGTATGCCGGAGGGGATGGTCCCGAGTGGAACTCCGCCCTCCAGGCGATGATGTCCTCCAAAGTCATTCCGTCGAAGTCTTGGCTAAGTTGACGACTGTCCAACGGTCAACTCCCGGTAGCGCTCGAGAAAAGCATCCCGAGCTTCGGTTTCCGACCACGAAACGATAGTTACGTCCGGTAGCTGCTCAGGAAGGTCCAGGCCCCACGGCCGAGGAGCTTCCTCCAAGAGCTGCTCCTTTTCCAGCGCGTACATGGTGAGGTCCGCGAGCTTCACTGCACGCGCGACCTCGGGGTCGTCCAGCTGGCAAGGACCTAACCCCAGGCCCCGCCAGATACCGCGCATCACCCGACCCTCCAAATCGCGGATGCGCTTCGCCCCCAGCAATCGCTTGACCGGGGTGATAATGTCGCCGAGATACGCCTCGCTTGCGTCGTGCAAAAGCGCCGCCAAAGGGTACGGGCAGATCAGGCTGGCCAACACGCTGTGTTGAGCCACGCTGTAGACCTCCCGGGTATGTCCGTTGTAGCGGGGCTGCCGAGACAGTGACACGGCGATGTCGACCAGATCGATCTGGTCAGGATGGGGGTCGGGCAGGTCTACTGCCCGTCCAGAAAACGTTTGGGTCCAGCTGACCCGCTCAATCGTCGTAGGCACGAAATCCTTCCCCTGCCTGATGCGAAAATGAAACGTACCGACCGGCGGCAGCCTGCGACTCCCCGGAGCAGGAAGAAGCATGCCGCACGTCTGCTTGCCCACGCGCGTATCGTGTCCGAGGCGGGAATCGCGTGGGACTTCCCCGCCCGCTCACACTGGTTTTCCGGGTCGGCCTACACAGGCACTGTGACGCTCGGCAAGCAGAGCTACGCCCCGGCAGAATGGGGCGACCCGGCCAAACGCAACCAGCTCGACGACCTGGTCTACGACTGGATGCAGATGACCCGCGGGCGCGGCTGCATCGCCCACAAGTCCGCGCTGGACTACTGGGGACTGCTAGACGAGCCTCCCGCTCTCCCGTACTTCACTCTTCCTCCCATCGGAGAGCCGCGGAAAAACAAGTTCGCGGCGGTTCGCACCAAGTGCTGCTGGCTCACCAGCCGCGAACCGCTGAAGTACGCCACCAGGGTGAACCACCGCGGCGTTCTCGTCTACATCGAACACCCGCTGCGGGTCGTCTCCCGTATCGTCACCCGCAAGTACTTGCGCGTGAGCGCTCCCTGGGGCAAGCAGATCGAGAGCACCTGGGACCTACTGAGCGTCGTCCCTGATGCGATCCGCAAAGGATACTTTACCTGGGACGAACTCTATACCGTGCTCCGGATGAACCGCGTCGACATGTGCCTGCTCCGCAAGCTCTGCGCGTGGTTCAGAACGCAGAAGCCCCCTGAGCTTTTCGCCGTGCAGGGAACAGATCGGCATTGCACGCCGGCTCCCAGTAGTGGTGCTTCAGCGGGCATAGCCTACACGCGTGTCGACTCCGGACTTCCCGAACCTGTACGTCGTTCGCCCCGCGGTAATAGCTCGCGATGTCCTCGACATGCCGCCGTGAGACAAACCACTCCTTGTCGTGGCGCAGCACTTGGATCCGCTTACCGCGTACGGGAGCCGCTAACTCTGCCAAGTTGGGGGCTGGAATGGCTGAGTAAATCACCACGTTCTCAATCAGGTCGGGAAAAGCCCCCAGCACGTGCTGCACGGCCACCCCGCCGTCGGAAAAACCAGCCAGCGTCACCTCCGCCGGAGGTCGTCCCAATCGCCGGATTAGTGACCCCAGCGTGTCCACCCGCTCCTCCACCTCCGCCTCAGGCAGCCGGAACAGGTTGAACGGGTTCAAACTGCGCGTCCAGGTCCGCTGGGGCGGTTCCACCAGCATGACCTGAAAGCCGGCTTCGCGTCCGTACGGTATCAGCTGCGACGTCCTGGGGAAGTGCAGGTAGTCCCAGCTGGAAGTCAGGCCCATCGCGAACCCGGTCAGCCCCACGATTAGCGGCTCCTGGCCGGTGCGAGGCATCATGTGCAGGTACCTTAGCCGGCCGTGCTGTCCTTGGACCAATTTCACGGCTCTCCTCCATGTTTCTCGATCAGTCCGGCCGGGCCAGACGCAGCTCCCACGGCTCGCCCGGCGCAGGCCCAAGTAAGACATCAGTCAGTTCCGTGAACTCGTGCAGCCGCAGCTCGTCTGCGGCCTGCTGCAGCACGCCGGCTCGAAACTGGTTGTCGCAGGCGCGCAGGGAGTCCGTGAGAAGTCCTTGCAGCTCCTGGTGGAGCCCTCGATCACACAACATGCTCTCCTCCTGGGATCAGAAACCGGGGGTGGGTGGCAGGATTATCACACCTTGGTTCCCCCGATCCGGGTGGTAGTGATGGAAGTCTTCGTAGTTCACCGTTCTGTCAGACCTACTCGAACCTGCCTAAGCAGGCTCGAAGCTGACTTCCTGCTTCGTCGGGGCCGGTTTCACCGCGCTCGCAAGAGCGCGGCCAGAGCCTTCCCCTCCACAGGCCGACACGGCGGAACTCGCCGCGTATGTGGCAAGGTTTCTTGCCGCATTCAAATCCCGGTCGTGGCTTGCGCCACAGTCCGGGCAAATCCACTGCCGCACGGATAGCGGCATGTCCTGCTGGATCGAGCCGCAGGCCGAGCAGGTCTTGCTGCTCGGAAAGAAGCGGTCGGCGACCACCACTTGTCCGCCGCGCATCGCCGCCTTGTACTCCAGTTGCCGCCTGAACTCGAAGAAGCCCATGTCGGCAATAGAGCGCGCCAGATGGCGGCTCCTCATCATGCCGCGCACGTTCAGGTTCTCAATGCCGATGGTGTGGAATCGGCGCGTGAGGTCGGTCGTGAGCTTGTGCATGGCATCGGCCCGAATGTTGGCGATGCGAGCGTGAAGCCGCGCCAGCTTCGCCTTGGCCTTCTGGCGGTTGCGGGAGCCTCTCTGCTTGCGCGACAGGCTTCGTGAGAGCCTGCGCAGGCGGTCCAGCAATGCCTTGTGTGGCTTGGGGCCGGTAATGATCTCTCCCGTAGAGAGCGTTGCCAATGCCGAAACACCCAGGTCCACGCCCACAATGCCTTGGTTTTCGGCCTTGCGTTTGGGTGGATCTTCGGTGTCCACGGTGATGCTGACAAACCAACGGTCGGCCACACGGGAGATGGTGGCCGACAAGATCTTGCCAGCGAAGCGCAACGACTCCCGCATACGCACCCAGCCCAGGTGGGGGATGCGGATGCGGGAACCTTCGACGCTAAATTGGTCGTTGGTGAGGGTGAATCGGTCGTGAACGCCTTTCTTGCGGAACTTCGGGTACTTGGCGCGGCCAGCGAAGAAGTTCTTGAAGGCATCGCCCAACTGGATGATGGCCATCTGCGGGGCGCACTTGGTGACTTCGAGCATCCAAGGGAACTGCTCGCGCTTGATGGCGTTCAACTGGCGACGCAGCGCGGCCTCGGTCGGCTTGGGCTGACTGGGGTCTGCCTTCCACGCCTCGTATTGCCGCCGCCACTCGGCCAGCGCCCAGTTGTAGGCGAAGCGGGCCACACCTGCGGCCTTGGCAAAGTAGGTGGCCTGCACGTTGTTGGGGTCGAGCGCGATCTTGTGGGCGACGATCATGCTTGCGCCTCTTCTACGGCCTTCTTCACGCCGTCTAACAGCTTCGTTATGGGCAGGCTGCGAGCGAACTGCTCAAACCCCCTTGGGCAGCTCAGCCGGCGGGATATACCAGATGCCGCCTCCTTGTTACTTGGCTCCGGGGTGAGCCGGGTAGATGCCCAGCCGACGCATCATGGCCTCGCGCTGCGGAGCCGACTGCTCCCACTCGCGGGCGGCACGGCGGTTCCGCATGTATTGCTTGACCAGGTCCGTCAGGGCCGCCCCCGTCTCCAGGACGCCGGGTATGAGGCCCTCCATGGACGCGAGCCCCGCCTGGATATACCCGCCGACTCCGCCGCCGTAGCTCTGGGGCGTCGTAGCCGTGGTATACTCCCGGCGGAACTTGGGGTTGCTCAAGTACCGAGCCCCCTGCAGAGCTTCGTATCCCAAAACCGCATACGGCGCAGACCGCGCTGCTAACCGCAGCGCTCCGGGGCCGAGCGGAGCTAGCCCCTTACCGGTAGCACCCACGACATTGGACACGGCACCGGTCGCTCTGGCGACCGGCTTGGGGGTGTGGCTAGCCACCCAGCGAGCGGTATCCTTGGCACGCTGGGTGGCCGTTCCGGCGACGTCCGCCAACGGACGCCCCACATGCTTGCGGGTCCACTGCGCGAGGCGTGTATTGCTCGCCCAGTCCGCAGCGCGCCCAGCACCGGTACGCAAGCCGCTTCCCGTGCGCCGCAGGATCTCCAGCGGTGCCGCGCCCGGGTTCGCGGGGTGCATCATCATCCGAGTCAGCGGCGAGGCGTTCGCAAGGCGACGAGCCTCTGCGTAGTAGGCGGCGTCGTCGGCCAGGTCCCAACCGCTAAACAGGGCGAACTCGTCAGGGGTCGCGTCGGGGCCAAGCAGGTTCCCTCCCTGAAGCAACTTGCGCGTGATATAGCCCCACCCCTGATGGGCGGCGCGCAAGGTGTCCACGGGGGTCGGCGACAGCGGAACGGCCTTCACATCAGTAATGCGTAGGTCGGAACCGCCGCCTCCCGCCCCCAGCCCAGACGGACGCGGGGCCGGCGCCTGAGGCAGGTTCACATACGACGGCAGCGTCTGCCCGGCAGGGGTCGGCGTCTCGCGGTGCAGCACCGCCTTCTGCGGCGGAACGACCTTCACATCAGCAATGCGCCGGGCGGAACCGCCGGCTCCCGCCCTCAGCCCAGACGGACGCGGGGCGGGCGGCTTGGGCACCGCCGCGGACAACTCCGGCGGCGGGGCCGGCGCCGGTGGGTAGTACCGACCCGTCGACGGCTGAGCCATTAGCTCAGGGGGAGGAGCCGGTGGTGGCGGCATGAGCCGGTCGGCCCCCGCCTTGGGCATCGGCGGAGCCGGCGGCTTCGGCGGTTCGGGAGGTGCTGGCGGCTTGGGCGGCTCCGGCGGCTTGGGTGCGGAGCCGAACGACGGCATCCGGAACCCAAACGCCTGCTGCACCAGGTCCTGGTTCAGCGCGGAGAGCCCGATCATTGTGCCCCAGAAGGGCCGGCCTTGCAGCAGCGACCCCAAGGCGTGGCCCAGCACCGGGTTGGTGAAAAGCACCTTCCCGAAGTTGCTGAACCCGTAGTTAGGGTCGTTAGCCTGTCGTGCGGCGGGCACCGCGGTCCCGCCCAGCATCCCAGCGGCAAAATTCACTTCGCACTCCGTGCCAGCGCATCCAGGCAGAACTGGCTCCAGGATTCAAACTTGTCGCGGCGTTCCAGCAGCCACGACACTGGCTGGAACCCGCACTCGGTGTCGGGGTCTTCCTTGAGTGTCACCCGCGGCTCGCTGAGCCGATAGCGGTGCACGATACCCAGGTGGACCCGGCCAACCTCCGTGGTGTCGTCGTTGAGCAGCCCCAGCAACGACGTGAACACGACGTCCGCGTCGATCTCGATCTCCTCGGCCAGCTCCCGCTTCAGTCCCTCGTGGTACGGGTTGGTGCCGGGCTTCAGTCCGTCGTCGCTGCAGATGTGCCCGCCGACCCCGATGCTCCACTTGCCGTGCAGGCGCTCCTCGCCCTGCCACTCCCGGCGAACGTAGTAGAACACCCGCATCTTTTCCCGCTCGCCATGCACCAGCACGACGTAGGGGATCAGCTGCTTCCAGCTGGGGTCATTCTCGGCCTCCGAGCGGGGCAGGTAGGCGAACTTGCCGCCCTGGATCAGGCCTTCCCAGTACGGCCGGTAGTTGTCCGTGAAACCCTGGAAGTATCCCAGCGCGTGCAGGCGGCTCGTGGGTACAACCAGCACCTTTTCCTCGGCGACTTCAACTAGTGCCATGGGTCGTCTCCTCCTCCTGAACAGGTTGACTCAACAAAACCTTGGGAACCTCGTGTCGGGGCAGGTGGAACCGGAACCCCGTCGGGCGGTGTGTCAGCCCGTAGACGTAAGGGTGGTCATCGCTGTCGATGAAGAACTCGTCAGGGCGCGACGCGATCAGCGCCCGCGCAATCTGGGACTTGTCCCGGTAGCGCCCCTGGTCGCTCAGCTGCTTCAGCCGAATCAGCTGTTGTAGAGGGCTGAGGCCGGGAGCCACCAGGGAGTCCTCGGAATCTTCCAGCAAGCCGGCCTGCTTGTGTTGCAGCTTGCCGATGTGACCAAACTCCACACCGCGCGCGAGCGCGGGTACGAAGCTGGTCCCCTCCTCGTCGCTGACCGCGCCACGGTGCGTCGCGTCGAGGAGAGATTTCTTGAGACCCGAACCGTACATGCGGGTGAGCGGGTCCGGATCGTGCTGCAGGCTGTACATGGCCCGCACCGGCTCGGGCACGAACGGAGGAGGATCGCGGTGGGTCTCGACCTCGTTGATGCCGAACTCCTCCAGCGTCTTGATCACGCTGGGACGCAGCTTCGTCCCGATCGTGTAGTGCAGGTAGGGCCGTTCCAGGTACTGGCCCGCAGCCTGCCGCGGGCTGAGCTTCTGCGAGCCTTCACGCGGCTTCCAGCGGCGTTCCAGGGCGTTGTATCCGACGATGTCGTCGGGAAGGTAGTCCTCCCATTCGTCGGTCATCTTCACGTGGTCGATCAGACCGCGAGCCACGAGCTCGACGTTACGCCGGTGCGCGGTGATTCCGGCGTCGCGCATCGCTCCGACCATCGCCTGCACGAAGTATCGCCGCCCCTCGCCAATTCCTTTGTGACGGATGATCTCCGCCGGGTGCGGTACGCCGCTGGTCAGCACGTCTCCTGCTTCCACCACGTCTCCCGGCTTCACCTTGAGCGTGGCAGACTCGGGAACGTAGTGCTTTTCACCGTCGATGTACAGGTAGTGACCGCCGGCAGGTGCGGGCTGGATCCCACCCACGGTGCCATCCTTCTGGGCGTGAACGGCGGCTCCCTGGAACGAGGAGGGGAACTGCACCAAGGCGTCCAGGAGTTGGAAGCCGGAGACGGTCTTGGCCTCACCAGCGACGCCGCCGCTGTGTTTGGAGCTATTGGAGACGATCAGCCCGTTCTCCAAGACAAAGAGGTGGTCTGGGTGATCCACCTCGATGTCGTAGGTGGGCAGTTCGCCCAGGTACTCCTGTCCAGTGCGGCTGCAGCGGGCATACTGGACGTTCTTCGACGGTACACAGCCGAGAAGCCGGGCGTCATCTCGCCGGCCGCGGAGCGTTAACTCCACTGACTCCGGTAGGACTGCGCTAAACTCTGCGCACTTGGTGCCGACCGGCAAGATGCGCGGGACGGAGTTCCAGCGTTCGCCGGAGCACGTCCACTTCATCGTGATCGCCAGGATCTTGTGGTCGAGGGTACTGTCGAGATGCAGAGCCTTAGGATCCTGACCCTTGCAATACCGGAACCACGTGCGATAGCAGGGTTTGGGTCCGTTGTCGAATGCACGTAGAACCCGGACAGGGAACGCTCGGGCGGACGTGTCAGCGCCGAGCACGTAGTCCCCAGGCCGGATCTCCTCGATCGGCTTTACGGAGCCGTCGGCCATCCGGACCTTGGTGCCCTTTACCAGGCAGAGGCTCCCCTGGGAGATCGGTTCGGAGATCGCCTGGGCAGCCGTCATTCCCGTCAGCTCGCCCACGGAGGGCAGCCTACCGGTTTCCCGCACGCCCACGTCCCGCGCGAGCACACCGCCCTCGGCCGGCCCGCCCAAGACCGGGCTGCGGACCAGGATCCGCTTGTACCCACGCCGGGAGAGATCCCGCAGAATCTTGGGCGTGAGAATCGTGTTCCGCGGATAGCCGCCCACCGGCGCAGCCAGCAGAGCGCCCTCGTTGTCCTCGTCGTCGGTATCGACGGGCAATCCCTTGGTCGGAGGCATCACCTCCTCGTCGTCCTCGCCGACAACCACCAGGCGGTGAGCCAGCTGCGCCAGCTGTTTGCCAAAGAAGCCGGCCGAGGCCGTCGAGTTGGAGACGATCAGCCCGCTGGCCAAGCAGAACATGTGCGAGTCGCACTCGACCTCGAGATCGAACGTGGGCAGGTCGCCAAGAAACTCCTCGGACTGGAACGTAAGCGCGCACTCGCGGTTGGCAGAATCGCCGGACAGGTCGGAAGGGCCAGCAGCCCGCCACCCGTAGGCCACGTACTCCTGCTTGGCCGGGTTCTTTCGCTCCTTGGCCTCTCGCAGGGGAATCAGTTGCGGTCCGTACCGTGACCGAGCCTGCTTCTGAGCCTTGATTTGCGCGAGAACCTTGTGGTCCTCAGTAGCGGTCAGCTCCACAAAGGCGGAGGATTGTCCGGTTCGGAACTTCCAGCGGTAGCAGGGCCGCAGCCCGTTGTCGTAAACCCTGACGACGCGCGTGGGTGATAGTCGTCCCTGGAAGTCCGCCCCCATCACCATGTCCCCCGGCCGGATGTGCCGGATCTCCTTGACTGACCAATCGGCCATCAAGACTTTCTCGCCCGCATAGATGCAGAGCTTCACGTCGATGACGCCCTTCCGCGCCCCGTAGGCTCCGGACCAGTACTCCAGCGGGCTGAGACCTTCGGAGTAGTTCTTGCGCACCGGCAGCGGGATCGGCCGGTCGCGGTGGTCGACGTAGAGCAGGTCGCTGCCCAGCAGCGACGAAAGGTTGGCGGGCTTACCGCGGGCCCCGCTGAACACCTGCATCGCCAGCGGGTTCTGCTCGGCCAGCGCTTCCTCGTAGACTTTCTGCTGCTGTTCCTTCTGGTACTTCTGTGCCAACTCCAGCAGCTTCTTCTCGCGCTGTTCGTCCGTCAGAGAGTCGTCGTCAAGAATCCGCTCGACCTGGCGGTCGAGACTACGACGCAGAGCAATCGAGTAGGGGGTGCGGCGGAGGTGGCGGATTCCGAAGGAGTTACCGCCGGTCTCGTACGCCACCCGCCGAGCCACCTGCATCAGGTCGTGAGCGATCTCCCGATAGCGATCAGGAAACCGCTCCGCGACCTCACGCAGCAGCTGCTTAATCCCCTTCGCGTCCAGAATTCGCTGGTAGTCCCGCAGCTCCTTGGGGAGAGCCCGGTTGATCAGGACTTGTCCGACCGTCGTCACACGCTTCGCCATACCAGCAGCTTAGCGCGTGCACGGTCGTCCAGGCTCCTGCAGTTCTAGGGGCGCCGCTAGACCTCTACCGGGTGCCCATTGCGGCTGGCCAGAGTAGCCGCCTGTCGTGGTAGGCTCTCAGGCAGCTCCAACGACTGAGCGGCCTCCTCCAGGGAAACCCCTGCTTCCCGCAGCTCGACCAGGCGCATCAGCTGGTCGTAATTGACCTTCCGCTCGCGCGCCAGCTGACACCACAGCGTGTCCCCAAGGTACGCCTGCAGCACCTCAGCGGGAGGATTCGGGAACTCGCGTACGTAGCGGAAGCGGCTGGGCCGGTACCGCAGCGCGGGATCCACCTTGCTGATGTCGTTGACCGTCAGCACGAACACCACTCCGCGGTAGTCGTTCATCACCCCGTCCAAGCAGTTGAGCAAGGTGTCGAACGTGAACCCCGCCGCCGGTGCAGACCCGCCATTGTGCGACCGCACCGTCACCGGCTCGCGACCGTTGAAGTAGTTGTCGAAGTCCTCCAGCAGAACAATGCACCGGGGAGGAAGTCGAGAACACAGCTGCAGCAGTCTGGGGTTGGTCAGGTCGGAGTTCACCGAGATGACGACCAGATCCGCGCGGTTCTCCATCGCCCACCGTTTGACCATGGTTGTCTTGCCATTTCCCGGAGGACCATACAGCAGCACACCCACCCTGCCCGCGCCGCGGGTCAGCACTTCGCTCACCGCTTGGTCCATGTCCTGCCAGACCGATGGCGGTTGAATGGGGGGACGAAGCTCTTCGTGCAGATGCCCCAGCTTTGACAGACTCCAGCTGTCGGCCAGCCAGACGCAAATACCGTCCTGCCTCTCCAGCTCGGTCAACCGCTCCGTGAGCAGCTTTAGCAGCCGTCTCCGGAAGAGGCGAAGCGTATGCACGGTGGCCACCACGTCGGTGGCAGCCACGCCCGTGTGCAGGGTGCGCTCGTGACTCACCAGCTTCAAAGGGCAGAACCCCTTGGGCCAGGCCCACATCGCCAGCTCCCAGGGCGACTGCCGGAGGCGCGCCACAGAGATCGACTCGTGCGCGATCCAGTGGCGCTGAGTCCGTAGGTACTGCCAGAGCGACTCGTACAACGGCTCGTCCAGGCGGACCGTATGGACGCAAAAGGCACGCAAAGTGGCCCACAGGGCGAGCAAAGAGCCGCCCAGGGTCAGAAGATACGACATGTTGAAGCCTCCCCAGGACTACCAGCGGCCAGCAGCCACCTGACCGTGGTCGGTCGAAACGAAGTCCCCCCGCTGCTCCATCAGCTCGAAGTACGCCTTGATCTCACGGGAGGCGTCCTCGCGGTTAGCCAATCCCAGGTGCGGGTCGGCGATCTCACGCTGATAGGTGTCGGGATCAGGCTGGATGCCGATCGGCTCCAGGATCTCGCTCTCCTTATCCGGGGGCGAGACGTAGACGATCCACCCGACGGGCCGCTGGTTGGCGCCCAGCTTGACGCGGGTGTTGCGCTGCAGGCCGCCTGTGGTGTCGAAGTACAGACCCACGATCCGCTCCATGGAGAGCGAGAAGAAGTGCGTGTGGCCCGAGAGCACACGGCGATAGTGCTCGTGCGGCTGCATATTGCGTTGCTTGGTCAGCAGCTCGTCCTTGACCGCGTCGATGAACGCCGGCGAGTTGGGCGAGTTCTTGCTGTAGCCAAAGCCGTGACGTACCAGCACGTTGTAAGTGCCGCGGTACGCCAGGTTGATGGTCATCGAGTCCCAGTGCAGCTGGAATTTGAGCGACTCGATGTCCTCGTTGAGCGAACGCATCATGTAGAAGAGCGACTCGGTCAGAGACACCGAGCCGTGGTAATCGTGGTTGCCGCGCATGATGTGCCAGGTGATCGGCACTTCCGGCAGGCGCTCGCGGATCTGCTGCAGCAGCCTCCGAGCTTTCATGGCTCCCACGATCAGCTGCTCGTGCACGTCGGAGGTGACCATGTCGAGGTCCTGCTCCTTGTACACGCCGCGACCGGCGATCCAGTCGTCGCCGGCCACGATCTGCACCTCCTGTGGCTTATAGATGTCGATCAGGTCCAAGACCTTGGCCTGCATCGCGTTGCCACAAGAGAGCAGATGGTTTGCGTCCGCGTAGTGGTGATCCGAGGCCCGCAGGGTGAACCGGCCCCCCAGGGCCGAGGCGGAGGAGCGCTGGGACCAGGCCAGTCGCATGCGGAGGCTGGCGACCTCTTCCTCCAGTTCGCGGATTCGGTCATGAGGCCTGGTGTCCACCGGCGAGTGCATCGCTGCCGACTGGAGCACCCGCATCACTTGCCGCCGCTGCTTGTCCTTGGGGGCCTCCTCCTTGGCCTCCTTCTTGGACTGATGCCGCGTGTGGTGGTGCCAGTAATAGGACCGCGCGGCAATCCCCAGCTTCTGATCAACCTCCTTCCAGGTGAGCCCCTGCTTCCGTAGCTGCTCGATTTTACGCACCGTCAGCGCAGGATTTTTGGCGCTCCGTGCCATGCGTCTCCTCCAAAAACTCGTGCCGGCTCGGCCGGCGCGGACGACTTAGTGCCCAGACGGGGGCTCAGTACTCGTCCTCTTCGTCGCCGATCTCGTCCTCGACGTCTTCTTCGAGGACAGTCTCGCCGAGAAGCGGATCGACTTTCGCAGACGGCTCGGCCGGGCTCCCCAGAACCTGGATGCCGCCGTACGAGGCTACGTCCTCGCCCTTGAACTCCTCGACAGGCTGCTCGTCTTCCGGCTGGTAGTGCACCAGTTTCTCGACGTCTTCCTGCGAGACGGGCTGGGTCAGAACTTCGGGCAGGACGTCACGTTTGTGCTCGCGGCGAACACGAAAGTCGATCGGTCGGTACATCATCGAGGCTCACTAATGATCCGAGCACCAGGCGGCAAGGGCGACGTCCGCACGGAGTCAACCACTACGGTGCGCCGTACCCCCAGCGTAGCTAGTGCCCGGTTAAACTCCTTGTCCTTGGCGTGCGCCGTATAGATGGCCTTATCCGGACCGTACAGCGCCGCCACTGCTAAGGGATTGCCCAGGTCGTCGTAGATCACGACTTGTGACGCGGGCACCCTGATCGCTGGCTGGCCGGCGTCCGTCTGAATCTCGACGAACACTAGCCAGCCTCCGATAGCCTATTCAGCCAGGTGTGCTCCCCTGCCAACGTATCAAACGCCATCTTCGGGTCGGCCGCTGCAGCGGGGTCGCCGCCGGCCGGAGCGCCCGCCCCCATGGACATGCCGGCCTGCAGGGCAGACATCGGATCGGCGCCCGGGTCGGTAGCCTGCATGTCCGCGGCGACCAGATCCTCCGCCTTGAACGGCACGTTCAGATAGTCCAGCAGCTTGGCGATGAGCATCGTCTGACGCTGCATGGTCGCCCGCATCAGCGCCAGCTCGTCTTGTTTGTTCGCGCCCTTGCCGCGGCCGGCCATACCGCCGCCGCCGCCGACCATACCGGACTGCTGCAGCTGCGCAGCCACCGCCTGCGCGATTGCCTGCACCGGGTCACCGGCTCCAGCCATGGGGTCGGCAGGAGCACCCATGGCCCCGCCTCCGGCAGCGGCGGGATCTCCTGGAGGCATCATCGCTCCGCCTGCGGCCGGGTCGCCGGCCGGAGGACCCGCCCCGAATCCCTCGGGCGGGACGAACGCTTGTTTCTGCCGTTTGGCCTTGGCAGCTTCCAGTGCCAGATGCAACAGGGTGGGCGAGATCTTCGGCATGGATGAACCGGCGAGGTGCGCTAGGGACTACTTCGGCAACCTAGCGCACCTCGCGCGACTTGACAATAGGTTTAGCGCGCGTGTTCAACAGTCGGCGCGAGAGGCCCCGGGCCGACATGCTCTCCTCCCTTCTCGTGATGCTCGTGATGTAGGAACCACTCCACATCGGAACGAACAATCTCGCCGAGCCCCCGGCTGGGAGCCCAGCCAAGGACGCGCTCGGTTTCATGCCTCCCACGATCCACCAGCTCTCGCAGCTCGCCAGCGCGTGGAGGTTCCACGCTCGTACGCACCTGAATGCCGGTAGCTTTTTCGACCTCCGCGACCACCTGGGACACCGTCGTGCCGACGCCCGTGCCTACGTTGAGCGCCAGGAAGCCCGTGTGGTCCAGCTCCAGCGCCCGACGATTCGCCTCGGCTACGTCCGCCACGTGCACGAAGTCCCGCACGGGCTCGGTGTCGGTGCCAGGGCGACCAAAGACGGGCAGCGGTTCACCTGACACGCATTTCGAGACGGCCAGCGGAATCAGGTGCTGTGGCGGCCGCTTGCGATAGCCGTGCTGGAACTCGTCCGTCATGATCGCGCCGGCCACGTTGAAATACCGCAGGGCCACGACGCTCACGCCGTCAGCCGCCGCGCAGTCCGCCAGGATCCGCTCGCACATCAGCTTGCTCCGGCCATAAGGGCTGGGCGGCGGCATGAGCAGCGTCGAAGCAGGATGCGTGTTGGACAGGGTGTAGACCGCCGCCGACGACGCGAAGACGAGCTTCGGCACCTTGTAAGTTCGCATCCAGGCCAGTAGATCAATCGTCTGCGCCACGTTGGCGTGGTAGTAGGCCAGCGGGTCCCGCAGCGACTCCGGCACCGACGTCTTCGCGGCCAGGTGAATTACTGCGTCTGGTCGCGGCGCGTCGCCCAGGCTGAAGCACATGCGGTTGATTGGCACCAGCTCAGCGTCAGGGCGCACCAGGTCGTGGATCCAAACCTCGTACCCGTGCTTGAGCAGCTCCCAGGCGGTCGCCGTGCCGATGTACCCTGAGCCGCCAGTAATCAGAACGCGCATGGTTATCTACTCCGAGCAGGAACTAAAGTGCCCACAGATTATGCCGCTCGGAGAGAAAGTAATTTAATCCGCCTGCAGGATCTCCACGCGGTCGTCCGCGCTGATCTCACCGCGAGCGTAGGCCCGAGCGACGTCCTCCTCATTGCGGAAGACTTTGGGGGAGCTCTTTTTATTGACGAAGGCGGAGGCTGCATAGAGGCCGGCGATGTACTCCTGGGTAGGAGCGTGCATCGGCGTCTTCATATCGGCCGGGGAGATCAGGGACTTGCTGGGAAGCATCCGCTCGTAGGCTTCCTGCACCGCCTCAGGATCGGCCGGAACGTGATACTGTACGGCGTCACCGTCGTTATCAGCGGAGTCGAAGACCGTCACCTTGTTGACCAAGACGAAGGTGTACGTGCCCGGCACGCGCAGGTCGTACATGTCCATGACGCCGGCGGGCTCCAGCTTGGTGACCCGCTCCCACCGCTCGTCGCTCTCCCAACGGGCAAGCAGACCGGCAGGAATCTTGTCCTTGCCCAGCCGCGTGATAATCTTGGCCAGCGTTCCGCGACCTAGTCCGCCGCTCTGCCGACTCTTGCACAGTGCCGAGTACTCGGTGAACGCCTTGGGGTCCCTCCTGCGCCCCTTGGCAGTAGCGGCCGTTCCTCGGAAGTGCGTGAGCAGCTCCTCGGCTTCCTGGACCGAAATCGGCACCAGGTCCGGGACGAACCGGGAGTTGCGAGGAGCCTCCCGCAGCCGCTGCAACTCGGCCAGCTTGGACGGCATCCGCATCGGCAGATCCAGCTGACCAAACGCGACTACCGACGGATTGACCACCCAGGCTTGCCGGCCGTGGTTGTTGGTCCGCAGGTTGCAGGCTGAGTCGACGCCCAACTGCGCCAGCAACCACACCAACTGCTCGGCGAGCAGCCGACTTTTCGTCGTGATCGTGATGTTGCTGCGCCCGCGATAACCCTCACCACAATGCCCGTCCGTGTCCAACAGACCGGCCAAGAGCCCCAACTGAAACTCTTCTGGCGCGGACCAGATGAAGTCTGGCAAGTGCTTATGCCGCGATCCGCGACCCGTCAGCGGCTCCAACCAGCGCGCGAGCTCTGCACTGCTGATCGTCAGCCGACGGCAGGCGCCCCACCCCTCTGGATTATCCTCGTCGCGGTCGTGAGGTTTCCCTGGTCCCTTGCCAAATAGCGCGTGTGAGAGCTCGGACCAAGCCCGCAGCACGCTCGAATCCGCGGCCCCGGCAAGGCAAACTCCCTTCGCCTGTCCCTTGCAGAAGGAGGGCCAGCCGTCGCCGATGACCACCCCCAGCCACCACCCCAGGTCCGCCGTAAGTGGCAGAGGCTGGCCGTCGGGGCCCGTAATACTCCCTAGCTCCTGACTGCCGCACTCCGCGGCCACAACCCGAGGCGAAAGTTTGCCCAGAGCCTCCGCCGGCGTCATCCGCCGACACTTTCCCTGCTCCGGGTCGAAGCAGTACAGGCTGTGCGATTCGCTCACCGTCACCTGGCGGTTGCGCCCGAAGGTCACCCGCACGCCTTGCAATTGCGGATGGATGTAATAGCGATCGGGATGCTGCCAGGAGAACCCACCACTGGAGCAGTGCGTCAGCACCTCCACGTCCTCAGGCACCTCGTACGCACCAGGCTCGTCGGGCACCGGTGCGCCGTGCGGAAAGTCCGCCAGGTCGACAATCCTGAACTGCCCGCCCTGCCGGATGGGAACGCGCCCCACGCACGAGAAGCCCTTGTAAACCAGCGGCGGCAGTTGCACGGCGCTACCCTTCACCAGCTTGGGCCGGAACGCCAGCACGCCGAACTTGTGCAGCACGGGAGCCCGGTCCATGATGACCGGCCGGACCTGCATCTCCTCCTCCAGCGCCTTGCGCGCCCGCGGGGTCTTGGCTTCGACCTCACGCAGAGCGTCCATGCCGGCCATGCCGGCGCGCCGCAGCCGGCGAATGACGTAGGTCTTGTAAACGTCCCAGGCTCGATCCTCTGGCAGACCGAGAGTGTCCATGTCGAAGTCGGGGTTCGGCAGGATCACACCACGGCCCACATGGTCCACCGCCGAGCCGATCAATTTATACTGCACCACTCCGTGCTTGGGTGAGCTGCCAAAGACGCCGGCCAACAGCCCCTTGACCCGCTTCTCCTGCAGTTTGGGATTGAGCGGGTCGCCCAGGCCGGTGACCGCCTTGAAAGCGTTGTAGAGAGCCAGACGCTCGTCGCCCACCTCGTCGCCAACAACCTCCTTCATCGCCTTGAGGTTCTCGTTGGCGTCCCACAGCTCCTTGTAGAGGAGGTTGGCGTCGGCCACGATCGGAGCCTTGCGGGGGCCGGTCATCATGGAGATCGGCCGGAATACCGGCGGCAGCACCGGCACGGAGTCCAGCACCCACTCGCGCGGGTGAATTTTGAGATCCTCGGCGGCCTTCAAATAGGACAAGCGACGACGGGCCGCATCCTTGGCCGTCTTGGTGCCGGAGCGGATCTGCTGGCGAGCCAGGGCGATCTCTTTAGGCAGGTCGATCGCGTCGAGCGCCTTGGCGATCGCCTCCATACCGGTCCGGCCATGGAGCTGCTCGCGGCCCGCGATGATGTTCTCAAGCTGCTTGCCGGTCAGCCCCAGCACGCGACGGGCCGGCTCCTCCATGACCGGGTTGAGCATCGGCTCGTGCAGCTTGATCCGAGCCCAGCGGGTTGAATTGTGAGAGCCGGTCAGCCGCGGATCAAACAGACCGCCCTTCACCGGAGTCAGGTCATCGTCCAGCATGACCGTCTCGGCGTTCTCGAGATACCGATCGCCGGCCAGCTCGTCGATGTCCTTGTTGGTGAGGGCCATGAACTGGGTACGCCGGCCCTCGCGGACCGGGTTGATGCCCGAGGCCCGCAGCGTGGCCAGGAACTTTTCGTAAACCAGCGGCACCTTGGGCGGCGGCGGATTGTAGCCCGCCATGAACGCCAGCCAGTACGGCTCGTTGCGCTGGCCGCGGACCACGCCCGCATCGCGCAGCACATGGTAGGCGCCGTGCGAAAGCAGCGCGTTGACGTTGAGCAGGGCAACCCGCTTGCTGCCGTGCTCGCCGCCCTTGGTGGGCGTGCCTTCGGCGGTGTACCCGCCGGTACCGCGGCCTTGACCTTTCGATTCGGCAGTGTGGAAGAGCTTCATCATCCACCGCACGCCGGTCATGACACCTGGGATCTTGCGGCCCAGCACCGGGTCGTAGATGTCCTCCAGGTCCGACACGCCATGCTTGCGAGCCTCAGCCTCGGCGAACTCGCGAAGGTCCTCGATGTCCTCGAAGTCGCGGATCTTGTACGGTTTGCCGGTCTTCTCCGCGACCTTGCCCAGCAAGGCCTCCACGTACTGCGCCGGGTTGACGCGGCTGATCATGCCGTGCGGGTTGAGCAGCAGGTCGAACGGCCGGCCGTCCTTATCCCGAGGCATGTCGCGGTCGGGCACGATCTTGGCGGTAACCCCTTTGTCTCCATACCGGCCGGAGAGCTTGTCGGCCTCCCTCAGCGGCGAGTAAGCGCGGGTCAGAACGAAGGGACCCTTCTTCGTCTTGATCACGTCGACCACTTCGGCTTCGTCGTGGTGGTCCCAGGTGACCGAAGCGTCGTGGAAGGCCGGCGCGCCCTTCTTGTGGACCTTGCTGGCCGAGTCATGCCGCGGGCGGGCAGCCAGGATGATCGGGTCGCCCTCCTTCAGCCGCGTGCCGGGCTTGACCACGCCGTCCTCATCCAGCTTGGACAGCGTTTCCTTGTCGTAGCGGCTGGGGAACAAGCTGACGAACGCGTTCTTCCCGAGCTTGTACTCCTTGGGGTCCAGGTCCAGCGAGTGCTTGTAGTAGTGCTCGCTCGTCAGTTTCCGGGCGAACGACTCCGAGACGACGTTGGCGTCTTCGAAGTTGGTGCCCAGGTAGGGGACGTAGGCTACTCGGGCGTTGACTCCGAGGGCGACTCGCCCTTGGTCATCCGTATAGTTCGAGCGAGCCAGTAGGGTCCCAGGCTGGACGGTGTCACCAACGGATACCAGGGGCGTGTTGTGGAAGCCGGTTTTTCGGGCGAGTCCGTAGTGGTGGTAGAGTTCGTAGGTTTGGGTGGTTCCATCGGCCTGCTTGACCTTGATCTCGTCGGGGGTAACAGCGATGACGCGGCCGGCAGCCTTCGCGCGAATCGCGCCCAGCCGCTCGCCGAGTTTTTCCTCGTAGCTGACATCGTCCTCGTCCGGGACGGCCACCTGAACCAGGGGCGCCTCGGGGTTCTTCAGCGGAAGCGCCTGGCTCAGCATGCGGCTAGCCATGGCCGCGCGCTGACCCTTCAGCGCGCTCTTAGCCGGCACCAGGTTGTTGAGCGTCGAGAACGCCTTCTCGAAATGCGGCAGGACGAAGTCCACCTCGTCGCGAGGTACGAAGCGGATCTTGCCGCCTTTGAGCGCGGGCACACGCTTGGTGCGCCACTTCAGCATTTCCGGAAATGCAACCGTGGCGTCGGCCAGGTCAGACGCGGACTTCCACACCGGCTGGCCCGTGCGGGCGTCGACCAGGCGGGTGTACACCTGGCGGTCCGGTCCCTTGCGGGTGTTGGACGCGAAGTAGACGTCGACACCGGCTCGTTCGCTGTTTCCGGACCAGTGACCAACCGTGTCCCCGCGCCGCACATAGAGCAGGCCGCCAGGGACCGTGGCGCAGTACACCATTCCGTCGTAGTCGACGGTGTAGTAGTGGTTGGTCCGGGAACGGTGCAGAACCTGGTGGGCGTTCTGCTTATGCATGTGCACCACGTACAACCCGCCGGTGGTCGACTGCGGGCGGTCATCCTTCTCGAACACCACCCGACTCGCAACACCTAAGCCGAAAGCCAGCAGGTGTACCTGTTCGGCTAGCGTCGGACTGGTCGTGCAGAACTGCGTACGGTCTCCGCGACGATCCTTACGCCCCTCGCCAAGCATGAGCGACTGGAACAATCGACGTCGAGCCTCCAACGGGCCGCGGAGCATCTCGTCGGGAAGGGAGCGTTCCGGGCTGTAACCGACCTTCTCGAAGATCGTGGTCAGCTGCTTACGGCTGATATGGAAGGCGCGACCCGCGTAAGTGTGCGGAATCCCCAGCTCTCGCAGGGTTCGGCTAATTCGCTGGCAATTCTCTGAGTTCTTCTCCCAGGACTGGGAAATCCGAACCCGGTACTGATGTCCCCGCGTCCGATGGTGGACGGTTCCCTCGCCAACAACCCAGCCGACCAGCTCGTACCACGGAGCAGCGCTAACACGGTCAATAACCCGAGTGGTAGGGCTATCCTTCGGAATAGCGGTCAGTTCTACGTACTCGACGGCGTCACCGTCGCAAGGCTGGAAACCGCCTGACATTACCTTGCGGTTCTTGCCGTGAACCTGCTCCGCCGTCTCGAAGCGGAACCGCGCGCCGTTATGCAGCGGGGCAACCCACAGCCGGTGGTTAGGGGTCACCAAGTAGGAGACCCGCCCGGTATCCGCACCGTACATCGTTCCGCGATAGCGCTGCCGGATAATCCGTTCAGGGCGGTGGAACTCCAGCTTGCCGTCGACCAGGCAGGCGAACTCGTCGTCCTCAGTGACATCCGGCCAGCGCTTCCAGCCGTCCCGCGTCATGACTTCCGTCTGCGAGTCGAAGCACTCGGGTGTCCGGGTTGGGTCAATCAGCGCGAAGTGCGTGGGCTGCACCGAGCGGGCTTCGGAGGGGACGGCGGAAAGGGACCCGATACCGCCCTGCCCCAGCCGAGTGACGCGCGTCATCTTGTCCAGCACTTCCAGCGGATTGATGAACTCCGCCGGCTGAGCCAGGCCGCTGGAAGTGATCACCTCGTCCAATTGCTGCTGCAGCGGCAGCGAGGGCAACCCGCCAAGGTTCCCCCTGAGTGTGGCGTTCCAGAGGTACTTGCGACGCAGGCCACCGGCGTCCAGCCGGATGCGTTCTTCGAACAGGTCCTCCGGGCCCAGCACCATCTGGTTGGGCATCGCGTCGCGGTCGGTCAGCTCAACCGACTCGCCCCGGCTCAGTGCAGCCAGCGTCCGCGTGGTGTCCAGCAGCACGTCGAGGTTGAGCCCTGTGTAGGGTTTCCCCAACGCCCGCTGCATCACGCCCGGGTCGAAACGGAATTTCCCCAGCGCGTCCTGTAGACGCGTGCGGTATTCGGGGTCGACAACACCGTCGACCTCGCCCGTCGCCGTCCCTGGCGTTTCCTGCTTCACGTCCGGAGGAACCTCTGCAGTACCTTCTTCAAGTTAGCCGCGTTGTGGTGGGGGTAGTTCGCCTTCCAAAGCTCCTCCCCCCACGCCTCCTTCAATTGTTCGTCGGTGGCGCCCAGCGCGCGCAAGAGTGGCATCAGCGGAACCTTGGCCTGCCCCAGGCGGATGTAGAACACGCCGGACGCCGGGTCCAGGAAGTAACGGTGCGCGAAGCCTTCGCGCGGCATCGTGTTGACGTGCGCCTCGATCTCGCCGTTTTCCCGCACACGTGTGTAGATGCCCGGCTTGAGCCGCATCTGGTTGGCGATCGAGTATTCGGACCCGCGCTGGATCACGGTACCTCGTGGGGTCATGTACGGGACGCGAGCCAGCAGCTGCTGGCGACTGTCGATCACCTTGCCTGACTGGTTGTCAATGAGCTCCCAGGTGCCGCGCAACCGTCGGCCAACGGTTTCGCCGGTCAGGTTGGCAATGCGCTGCCGCCGCAAGGGAACGTCCTCTGGGTCCACGTACTGCACGTTAGTCAGCCGCAGCGTGTACCGATCGTTGGAGATCGGCTGCACCGACTGAGCAGCCTTGAGCACCGCGTCAAAGATCGCCCGCCTGGTATCCGTCGGATCCGCAAAATCCCGGCCCGGAGGAGTGTCCGGAACGTTCGCCAGCGGGCTGCCTGTCGGGTTGAGCAGGTCGCCTACAGGCATCACGGCTGCTGTTCCTTGTCGTCACGCGGTACATCCAGCGTCAGCCGTGGCGGCGACTCGTAGCGGCGGACGTCCGCGAGCCGACGCTCGGCTTCTTCCAGAATCCGCTCGCGATTTTGCCTGCGGGCAGCGCCGTAGGCCAAAGTTCCCGTGAGCAGACCAGAAGCCAAGGCGTACAGGGCGTAGGCGCCCTTCATCTTATTGACGAGTTCGCTCAGGTAGTTGGCCTTCTTCTGGTACAGGTCGAACAGACCATCCAGGGTGACGACTACCGGAGACACGTTATCGGACGCGGTCTTCGACCCATCGTCGTCGTGCTGTCCGGCGATCGCCTTCAGGAACGCCTGACGGGCCGCCTCCGTGTCCGCCTGCAGCTGAGACTTGCGCGCCCGGTTGACCAGCCAGTCGACCAGATTGTAGGCGGCTACCGCTCCACCGCCCAGAGCCAGTGGACCCATCACCCAGTGCGCCGGGTAGTTCCAGGGATCACCGACCGGTTCTACCTTCCTGACAGGGGCTTTCGGCGCTCCGTCTGAGGCCTGTTTACCGCGCAGTGCGGCGGGCAGAGGCACGCGGACCTCCTCCTCGGGGGTGGCCCGTCGGTCCTGCTGCAGGTTGCGACGCAGCAGGTTGACCAGGCCGATCGCGCTGCGGGCCCCGGCACCCGCCAAGGCGCCGGTCAGCAGCAAGCGCTTCCACGACTCGATCGCCGCCTGGCGGTCGAAAGGGCTGGTCGTCGCGATCTTCAGAAGGGGGCCAGCTTGGGCGTCCCGTCTTGCATGTAGAATTCGGTCCATTCGACGTATTTAAGACGCTTGTCGGGGCTGAAGTTGCGGTCGATATAAACCAGGGCGTACCAGCCATTGATGATGCGCTCCATGACCGATACGTAGCGAGCGTTACCGTAAACCTGAACACGCTGCCCGTTGACTTCCGCGACGTAGTCCTCGGCGGAGGTAACGTCGAAGACCCCATTGCGGAAGTCGGCAACCCGGACTGCCTTCTCCTCGTATTCCGGTTCGCGGTATAGGGCCGGGTTATGCGAGGTCGAGCGGAACGGATAACCATCCTCCGTGATCCGACCCCAAAACAACCGTCCCTGCTCTGACTGTGTCTGGTCGCTGTACCGAGATAGTGGACTAGGCACTCGGCAATCCTCGAATCGTCCGGCCCGACCGCTTGAGGCGTTCGGTCATCCGGGCATACTCCCGCTGCAGCTCACGCTGCCGCAGCTCCTCCTCGTCGATATCGCTCATCTCGTTCGCGCCCCGACCAAGAGCCCAACCGATTCCGGCTCCGGCTAGCGGAGGCAGCCCCAGCAGCGCCAGCAGCGCCACGTCAGCTGCATCCGTCACGCCGGAACCGATGAAGGCCCGCTTGACGCGAGGGGAACGCAGGGCGCGCAGTAGAAATCCCGCGCGGAAGGCTTCACGGGGGGTCAACATGACTACTCGGACGTGTTACGGAACCTGGTCAGTTTGGCAGTGGTTGCCGCGTCCGGCACCAGGATAGTGACCGGTCGCCGGCGAGCGTATTCGGCCGGGGCATCCGGGTTACTCGGCGTGCCCTGCTCGATCGCTTTGTTGATGACGGCCTCGAGCTCCTCCACGAAGCGCTCCTCCGGCCTCACCTGGTCGGCGTAATACTTATTCTCAGCACATAGCTTGCGGCCGTAGCCAATCCGGTCCTTGATGGCTTGCAGGCGCTCCTTGGCTCGCTCCACCGAGTACACCTGATAATGCCCTGTGAGGCGGTTCTCGGCGTGGACCAAGCCGCGTTCGGCCCAGAAGATCCAGTGTGGCGACTTGGCGACGGTAGCAGACCCCGCGATGTACATGACCCTCTCCGATCAATAAGGCTTCCAACCCGGCGGCGGAGTCGCCTGTCCCGGGACCTCTGGTGCCGGGTTGCCTGACGGCGGAGGTGGCAGTTCAGGGACCCCCGGCGAGGGCGGCCAGCCTGAAGTGTTGAAGAAGTCGACGATGCCGTCGATGAGCCCACCAACCACCACGGGCACCGCGCGCCCGATCAGTGGGTCCACGACGGTCCGCTCCAGCAGATTGGGAACGAACGGCAGGTCCAGCGGAGCTAGCACCTCGTCATAGAACCGCTGGGCGGCGCGCACGACGGCGTCCTTCTTTTGGGCGCCCGTGCCGCCGAGCGACTCCACCACCCGCACCAGGTGCCCCACCGCGTGGGTCAGGAGCTGTACACCTTCTGCGATAGTAATCGTTCCATCGCCGCGGGCCGCCCGAAAACGCGCGACCATGTCCTGCAGCGAAAACTTCACGCTGTCGTAGAGGTCCAAGCGCTCCTCCGTGAGTGATTAGTCGCCAAACAGTTTCGGGATGACAGCCTGCACCAAGCCGGCGTACATCCCAGTCTGCTTGAGCGTCTCCTGGGTATCCTTGGGCATGCCTGTCAGCATACCCAGGACCTTACCCACGAGGCTACCGGAGGCGTAGCCCACGCCCATCCCGGCAGCCAGGTGGGCCATCTGCCGCGGCGTCACCCAGCCAGGGCCGATGCCGCCTGGCATACGGTGAGCGGCCCCGACCGCCGCCGACGCCGCCAGCTGAGTAGCCGGGTTGAGCCGGTTCGCCACGGTACGCTCCGCCCAGATCGCGCGGTTGAACTCGTCCACGTCCACCGCAGGAGCCAGCGACGTCCCTGTCCCCAGGTCAAACGCCGACTTCATGTTCTGAATGGCGTCGGCTTCGGTGAGCGGCCAGGGGCTAAAAATCGACTTGCCGGCGAGTGCGTTGTTGATCGCCCAGGCCGCTCCAGGCGCCGCACCCAGCAGCGCCCCAAGCAAGGCGGTCGCCTGCCGGGTCCGCCCCCGATCCCAGCGCTCAGGAAGCATCCGCTCCAGCAGCCAGCCGGTGCCGTAGCCCAGCCCGCCGCCTAGCAGCCCGGTCGTCAGCATCGCCGCGACCGGGCTAGCCAGGTTGCGAGTGCCAAAGATGGTTTCTCCTGGGATGAAGTTCAGCCATTGCAGCGTACGGTTGAGAGCTGGGGAGACGGCCACTTTGACCCATCTCCCCAGCGGAATCTCGTCGCTGGCACGATCCGTTTCGTAGCCCACCTTCTCCAACGCCCGGGCAACCTGCCGAAAGTCCTCTTCGGGAGCCCAGACTGCCGCCAGCTTCATTCGCCCCGAGAACCGGTCGTAGTACACCGTCACCGGAGCCTGGGTAAGCAGCGGGCGGAAAGCCCGGCGGCAGTCCGCCGCCGGTTTTTCACATTGCTGGTAGTAGAGGTCTACCAGGCGAAGAGTGGACTCTGCTGGATTCACTCGTCTTCCACCATGAAGAAACCGGGCACGCGACCGCGCAGCCGGCGCCGAGCGGTCTGGACATGCTCGCAGTGAGGACGGTCACACGTGCGACAGACAGCCCGCAGGGCGGTCAGCACGATGTCGCCTTCTTTGCTCCGTTTGATGATGAACGTGGCTCGAGTCTGGCGATCCAGCTTGGCAATGTAGCGGTCATCCCTGGAATGGCGATGGCAGCGTTCCAGCCACGGGCTCAACTCCTCGTAAACCTCCTTGCCGGATTCAGCCCGTTCGAGCATCTCGAGAGCCCTCTCTCGGATCGGATTCTTGTCCTCGGGGGGATCCAGCGGCAACGACGGATCCCTCCGGCGCAGCACGCGCTGATACAGCATGTCGAGACTATGCCGCGTCAGCACCCATTTGGTAGCGGTCGTCATGGTGACTCACTCCCGTTTGTCCTCCTCTTTGATTTTCGCTTTGACTTTGTCCAATGCGTCGTCGAGGTCGTCCGCAGGAACCGCCCGGTCGTCGACGTAAGCCGACGCCAGGATCTTGTCGCTGCAGTCCTCAGGTTGATGGGGGTTCTCGTTGATGTAGTCGTAGGGGATATCGTGCTCCTCCAACCACCGCCTCACCGTCTCGGTCTGTCCGCGGCAGGTGTTGATGATGAGCAGGTACCCCTCGGCAGCGAGGGCCCGCATGAACTCGCGGGCTCCTTTACGTGGACGGCCGATCTTGTTCGGGTCGAATGGACCCTCGTCCTCGGCCAAAGTGCCGTCCAGATCCACCGCCACAATCGGCGGATGATCCTTGGGCTCGTCGTCATCCTCCTCGGGAGGCTCCAGCAGCGCCTGCTCAGGCTCGTCCATCAGTTCCGGCCCCATCTGCACGGTGACGGAGAAGACAGGCTGTCCATCCCGCATGAGGGAAAAGCTCGTAGACTGGAATCGCAGCGTGCGATGCTCGGCAACCTTGGCCGGCACTGCCTGTAGGGCAACGTCCAGCGGGTGCGACACGATCGGCCCGCGGCGTCCGTGTAGGTAATCCAGAAACCTCTGAGAGGCGTAGGTAAGGTCCGCCTGGCTGCGAAAGTCTTCCGCCGTGCGGGCCTGCTGGATCAGCTGGTCTCCCCGCAGCTTGACCTGGTTCAGGTATCGCAGCAGGTTGGTCGTGACCGGCTGGGAGTTATCCCAGACCAGCGGGGTCTGTCGCAAGGCCCGCAGGTAGTAGCTGTCGCCGGCGGCCTTCTTGTGCTCGGGGTTGTACCCCAAGACGCCCCAGCGGCGGGCGGCGCAGGTGATGTGGAAGTCGTACTGGTTGTTGTTGGGGCGGCTGGTGAGGCCGTAGCTGCGGCGCAGCTTCATCAGGTCTTCGCTGTGAACCCGGATGAACCACACCCGGGAGTATTTCTTCCAATTCGGCCGGACGGAGACGAAGTTACCCAGCGTATAGCGGAACCGTTTGCCGCGCTCCGGGTTGAGCACGGCAGGGCCCCCGATCTTCTCGATCTCCTCGGGCGTCATCACGCTGATGTGCGCGCTGAAGTTCCCCTCATCGTCCCGCGGCAGTTCAACCCCCGGCTCGTCCAGCGCCATGAAGACGCCTCGGACCAGGGCGTTGGGGACCGACAGCAGAAGCCAGCCGGATTTCGAGAGGTAAAGGACTCCCGACAGGGAGTACGAGACTTCCGGCTTTTCGACCGTCTCGTCCTGAGCCTGCTTGACGAGACGGCTACCCAGCTCGATGAGCTGTTTCAGTCCTTCCTCGATCCGCAAGTTCGGGAACACGCTGGGGCTCCAGGGAAGTCGCCCGCCGAGCTCCCCGGGAACCTCCACCCGGGGTCCTCAAGCGACGACGGCAACTCGGTGCATCCGTCGTCCCCTCCGACGCCTGGCTTCTCTCCATGGCGCTGTCCAAAGGGCGCGGAAATAATCGTCGCGCCCTCTCACCCTGCCGGCACCTGCGGCAAGCTCGGGGGCGACACCCTGAATTTTAGCGCGGTAGATAGGTTAGGCAGAGTCCGGCTGCGGGCGAGTCAGCACCGTCGTCACCTTCCCCAGATTGTTGACGCACTCCACCAGCCGCGCGGCATCGGCGTGGTATACGAAGCACGGTACGAGTTTGGGGCCCACCCAAAACACGGACACCAGACAAGGATATTGCTTGGGCTCCTCGTTGCCTGCGATCTCAGCTTCGGTCCCCAGCTCTCGGGACCGATCTTTCAGCGTCTGTTCCCTCCACGTCTTCCAACCTGTCTGATCGGTGAGCAGCACGAAACCTGCCATCTACGGACTCCTACGTAGCAGGGGAGATCCATTCCTCTGAATTCCGCCGAGCCGTTGCGACTCGCGGATGATCCACCGGTACCCGGTCTCCAGCGACCGCTGGTCGTGGTCCAGGTGGTAGACAAGGCAGTCAAAGTCTGCCCACAGCTTGCAACCGGCCCCCCGCATACGCCAAGCAAGCTCCTGATCCTCTCCTCCGTACACGTTGAACCGTTCCCAATAGCCACCCGTCTGCTCCAGACGCCGCGTGGGGAAGCTCTGCTGGAATCCCCACGCGGCCCGCCAATGCGGCAGCTCGAAGCGGCGTTGGCCTGTGCGCAACAGCCGGCACATGGCGCGGTAGACGCCAAAATCCATCTCGAATCTGCGATCATCCGCGACCACGAAAGGCTCCAAGTCCTCAATCTCGACAGAGAGGGACTCCACCTTTCGCTGATCGACATGCTTGCGGCGACCGCAGATCACCACGTCTTGTGACCCGTATGCGACGTGGCGCTCTACCAGATCCCTGGCTGGTACACAGTCACCGTCCACCACCAAGATCCTGTCGTCGCTTCGGCAGTGCCTGATCCCCAGGTTGCGGGCGGCCGCCAGGCGAAACTTGCTCGTCTGGGGTTCGAGATAGTGGTAGTAGATGTCCAGCTGGCCCTGGTACTTGTCGGCTACATCCGACAGCTCTCGTGCCCCGCCGTCGTTCACCACGTGCAGGTCGAACTTTTGCCATGTCTGCCTGGCAAATCCAGCCAGTACCAGGTCTAAGCTATGCGAGTCCTGGTAACAGGTTACGACGACGGAAAGCAACACTATACTCGCCCTGTCAACGCTTTAGTAGCGGATTCTCTGGAGTACCAAAGACTTACGGGCCCCCAAGCGGCGGGTACGATCTCCTGCCAGCGGCGTAGCCTCACCCCCTGGCGGCGCTCATGGAGGCGGGAGTGGGGTACCAGCACATCGTCCCACCGGCCTTCGTAGATCGCGTCAAGGCTGCGGTACCGGCGAATCGCCCCATCCTCTTGGATGAAGTCATCATCCGGTTTGCTGCGGCGATCGGCAGCAGGTCGCGGCCCGCAGAGCAGCTCCAGCCGTCGATACGCGTCCTCCTTGGCACGAAGGGGACAGTGGTGGATACACAGCCCCACTTCCGGCTCCAGCAGGCGACGATGGGACAGTGTCACCGGCGTATGGGACCCGCGGGTGAGGAAGATATCCGGCGTACCGTTATCGACGCGGAACAGCGGATGTTTCCAGTGGTGGAGCGGGCAGAACGCTCGGCGGCCGGTCGGCCCCATCCGCAAGGTCGCGTACGGTTGCGTGTCGATCGGGTGCAGCCCCCGGGCGTAATAGGGGCGCTGCGTGGGATAGTGATCCAGCGCGATGGCGCCGACAATTTGGAACCGTTCGTCGAGCGTCTGGAGGTATTCGCGGATCGTCATTCCGAAGGGCCCCTTCGGAAACTCGTCACCGTCGAGATACAGCCACCACAGGTGAGGCAGGTTCTCCCGGCGCGAGACCTCATCCATGAGCTCGTTCATCCGCCACAGGCGCTCTCCTTCCTCGTAGAAGTCGGTGGACCAGATGTCGACGACTTCCGCTCCGGCCGCCTCGGCGCGAGCCACGGTATCGTCCGGGCTGTCATTGTCGATTACGAAAACCCTGCTGCACCCTTGATGCTTGGCGTTGGCGATGGCCGCCTCGATGATGTCCCCTTCGTGCCAGACGCCGAAAATCGCATACAGCTCGATGGGCGACGTACCGCGGCGGGCAGGCTGGCTGGCCACACGCAGTACGGGCCGGCGCGCCGCCGGCGGGGCCCCGTTGCCGCGATTCAGAGGGTAAGCGGGGAAACTGCGAATGAGCGACCGTCGCGGACCGTCGGCGCGCCACAGCGGGGAAGCCTTCGCCTTCCTCACCCAGGAGGAATCCGACTCGTACCCGGCAAGGACCAGCGTTTTGCCGGCGACCTCGTCAAAGACCGCCGCCGCGTCGCGGAACAGGTGGTTCTCCCAGTCGCCCGATACGCCGCGCCGGTAGAAATCGCTGGGATCTTCCTCACCGCGGGCCCGGCCCCCGGAATACCGGCGAAAGCTGCCGGCCTCCAGACAAACCCTCGCCACGTCGGGGGCATCATTGACATCCAACCACTGGAGTAGCGCTCGCAGCTCGCGCATCGGCCTAGACTCCAGCCGCTCGTACCGCACGATCCGCACACGCTGGCTGTCGCGCTCCGCCAGCTCCAAGTACTCTGCGATGTCCTGTTTCTGCTCGTAGTCCTCCTGCTCCTCACGCACCCAATCGGCCCGGACCGCCACGCGGCCTTCCTCCGTGAAATACGACAGTGCATTTCCGGAAATGTTGGCGTAGTGGAAAGCGGCCGAGACGCAGACATCGCGCAGGTCGCGGAGCATCACGATCGCGCGCGACTGGGGAAACAGCTCCAGCCAGCGCCTCAAGTCCATATCGGGACTCTTGTCGCAGACGTAGACGCTGCGCGCCCAGGCATCGCCCGTCGTCTCGAGCATCCAACCCAGCATCGCGAAGCGGTCCCGGCGGTCATGCCGAAGCTGGTAGAACTCCCGGGCCTTGGGCGACATGGCCCGCGGCCGATTGACCATCCAGCGACGTTCCTCGAAACGGGAGCACAGCAGCAGCTCCTGCCGCCCGCCGGAAGGCACCGCGATCTGCGGGTGAGCCCGCAGAATGTTGGACATCCAGGTCGTGCCGCTCTTGGCACGGCCGGTGATCAGCAGCAGCCCGCGGCCCTCGCGCAGGTCTTCCCAGGTGACCGCCACGCTTACCCTCCAGGGCTGATGCAGCGTTTGCAGATGAAGTTCGGGTCGGACGCCTTCTTGCCCGTGACGCGGGCGACCAGGTCGCTGTAGTACGGGCTCTGGAAGTATTCCACCAAGGTCATGTCCGCCAGGCTGGGCAGCTCGACCTCGCCGTGGTAGTCCATGCAGCACAGCCGGATGCGGCCGTCGTACATGATGTGGATCCACTGGTCGAGCCGCGGGCAGTAGAACGGCTTGTGGCCGGGGCCGATCTCCCGCACCTTGCCGACGTTCAGCTTGTACGCGTTGCGGTCCTGGCGGTGCAGCGTGCCGGCGCGGTCATGGAACGTGAAGGCGTCGAGGCTGACATTGGTCGTGTTGATGCCCTCCTCGGCGAACCGCCGCGTCCAGTAATCGATGTACTGCTGACGTGTGAAGTAGGTGTGCTTGCCGTCGCGGCTCTCGCCGGCCCCGCGGATCTTGATCCGCAGCTTGCCGTCGGACTTGCGGAGCAGATAGAGCAGGTTCTTGGTGGCCCGCTCGTAGTCGATCTGCATGATGTGGGTGAAGGTCTCTTTGTCGATGCCGTGGTGGGAGACCCAGATCTCGTGCCGGCGGCCGGGCTGCGTCCAGATGTCGTACAGCCGATCGACGGTCTTCTCGGTGAGGGCTGCGCCATTGGTGGAAATCTCCACCAGCGTTTGCGGGAAGTAGGCGTAGATGTCCTCGATCCGCTGGAAGATCTTCTTGTCGATCAGCGGTTCCTGCATAAGGTAGGGGCAAATTTTCTGAATCCCCTTGGCGAACGGCCGCAGGCACTCCAGCACGTGGTGCCACATCTCGTCGGTCATGACGCCCGGATGGGCGGCATGCTGCGATTCGACGTAGGGGCACATCAAACAATCTGCATTGCAGCGGGAATGGGTTTGGATCTGGACGTAGCGAATGTTGGGCAACTTCAAAACAGGTCTTCCTCCAGTTGAGCCAGCTCGTGCCGCGGGATCTTGGTCCGCAGCTCCTGCCAGTTACTGATCCGCTCCGGGATAGAGCCTAGCTGGCACTTGGCCGACACCTTGGGCAGCCGGATCACGGTTACCCCCAGGAACTCGCAGACCGCCTTCCAGGTGGCCGCGGGGGATTCGACCAGTTGGCGGTAGGTAACCTCCAGGCGTCGCGGGCACCAGGTTTCGACCCGGCTAGCCCCGACGGCGTCCGCGCGCAGCCGTTGTCGGGCGTCCTCGACCTCGACAGGGACGGGTGGAGAGCGACGGGAGCGCTTGCGCGGTGGCAGCCAAGGCACGTTAAACTTCCTGGCCTGACCCTCGGAGACCAGGGCGGCCAGCGGGTTCCGGACGACGTGCAGCACGCGGCAGCCGTCTTTGCAGATCGGCCACAACTCAAAGCGATCGAGCTGGCTGTAAGTTGCCCGGAATCCGGCGACCTCGCCGCTTTCCCACAACCGCGACAGGTAGTGCCGGGGGTTGTCGATGTAGTACCCCTCGGCAGTCGGTGAGGG